TTCACTTGAAGTATAACTGGAAAGGTCCAACACATCAGCAGATGTTTGGATGGAATTAAGAAGTAATTCACTCGACTCATAATTAGATAGGTCCAATACATCAGAAGAAATAGTATGGAATGTTATGGATGATAGATCGCCTAAGTCTTTTATGGTTTCGCTACTTAAATCACTAATTTCGCGACTGAGTTCACTTGAAGTATAACTGGAAAGGTCCAACACATCAGCAGATGTTTGTGATTCGGTCAAGTCAATGGTTTGAAATACATTGATGGACAAGTCAGATATTGTATCTGATATATCAGCCACTTCATAAGATGTTTGGGACACAACGGTTGTTATTTCATTGGATAGTCGAGTGTCTACCTCATTTATCGTGGAAAATGTTATAGACGATAAATCCGATATGTCCCTTACTGACTCACTGCTTAAATCTACTATTTCATTGGATAGAATAACATAATGCTGACTTTCTCTCCCTGACATATCAAGTACATCGACAACAAGAGTAGCAAATTGACCATCGCTTAAATCCGTTACATAGTTTTCCAATTCCAATAATGTATCCAACGATTCACTTGCACCGCCAATTACATTACTTATATCCCTAGTAACTTTATCGTTGATATTTCTACTAATATCTTCAATATAGGTGTCTACGTAACCTTCAATATAAGCACCTGCTTGATCTGATTTTAAAAGAGCCCCCCAAGTACCATTCGTGTATATTTCCAGATAGTCAGTAGTAGTGTTTATTCTCATATATCCATCCTTTGCGACAGTTGGACGTTCTGCGGTTGTACCAATTGGAATGCGCATGGCTTTGTTATCACTAATATCCAAAATAATAGAATTTGGGTCGTTGTCTATTTTTTTAAAAAGAACAACATTTTCATTTTCATCGTATTTTACAAAAGTCTGTTGGTATTGGTCATCAGATAAAATACCAACTAATGCCCCTGAGAGTTTAGATTTAGATGTTTCGGACTGATTTCTTGCTACACTATTTGAATATTCAAAATGGTTTACTAAATATTCTGCTGTCTCACTAAACCTTGATTCTTCTATATTTTTTTGTATTTCATCATGTTCATCTAAATAACTCATTATATATAATGTATATATAATCAGTAATTAATTATTAAAATCCAACCCAACTTAATTATTGGTAAATGGTCCTTTTGGACGCTGGTTATGGTTGATTACGATTGGTTCTGGTATAAAACGTTGTGGTAATTCAAAGAATGGTTTAAAAGGAAGAGTTTTCAGTTTTGGTTGAAATGCTGGTTTCTTTTCTACCAAATTTGAACTATTGATACCAAATAAGTTGCTTTCAATATCACAAGTATTATTGGATAGTGTATTATGATAAAATGAATTTGACATGTTACCGGGATTAATACCTAAATCTGGTAAAAAACTTTTGTTTGGCATTTTCTTATTAATGTCCATTTTGTAATTGTTAATGTCTTGGTTTATTTTTCTTTCTCGTAAATATTCGCCGGGAAGGTTGTTTAATCGCGTGGAAGTCATTTAATATAATGTGTTATTTTTTTGTTTGCTTTTAATTTTAAATGTCTAATGTTAATTATTAATGTTACACTTTTCGTTTGGATTGTATTATATCTATTAAATGTTTTAACTGTTCTTCGGTAGGAGTTTTATCATTAATAAGGGAACATATGATTGGATACATACAATCAAAGAAATCAAATGAAAATAGAAATAAAAATCTAGTATTATCACCTATCTCTAGCGGTATTCTTTGTTCTATAAATCCTTTTATATAAGGCATAATTTTTTGGATAGAAGGATTATTTTTATACAAATCATATAGTTCATCTATTTTAACAGATACTGTATCGTCATACATTGTTAAATTTAAAAACTCAAGTAATTGTTTTCTATAATTTGTATCCCCGTCGTCTCCATCTATTAGTGTGTAGTTAATCGTTAAATTGGTATTGTACATTATTGTAATGTATATGTATAATATCAATTATAGGAATCTGTTTATATTCTTGGTAGCATGAATACTTTTATTGGTATTTGCTTATCGGGTCGATAGTTTATTTACGTTGTTTAAAGTAATCGTTGTCGCGAGACATATCTCTTGAAGGCAGTCCACCACGAATCCATCCCTTGTTCGCAACCCCTTCTACTAAATTATTAGGATTTTGAATAGTTGCTTTTAATGAAGGAACCAAATCTACATCGGTGGTTCTAAATGATTTTTCGGTAATTTGGCGACAACTTTTCTTGTCCGCAAAATAAGTCCCCTGTTGTAATTTACTTTCTTTAATAGAATCTGATTTACCTCTTCCTAGAAAAGGAACCGTTTTAAATGGTCGTTCTTGAAGATTAATACGACATTTTGGATTGGTTTGTATGGTTCCAATTCTAAGATCAGAATCACTTTCTACGTTGCATCCATTAACACCCACTACTCCCGCACCGCCATTGTAGAATACATTTGGTTGTTTAGTAGCAAAACTAATTGGTTGTTTCATACCACAATGTTTTTCAAAAAAATTTTGAGTAGTGTATGAACCAAACTGTTGGTTTTGAGCGTCAACTTCGGACAATCCAACTACATCGTCATTTATTCCAGTTAAATTATAAAATGTGTAATTATGTGTACTTGCACTTGCCATACTTGTATAAATAACATAAAGATAATATTTTATTGTTTTGTCATAAAATATTATATATACCATTGAATTATTTTGCTTTAAAACATTGAATTACCCAATCGTCGCATATTTTTAGAGCACGCTCCTTCGTCTCCCTCCTTGCACGATTTCATCGAACCATAACAGAACATAGCAAAATCTTTTTGGTTGTGTGGAATACTGGTATTGGGCATAGAATGGAAACTTCGCATCATATGCTGATGACTTAAATTATCTCCTAAATTATTATACAATTTAGGGTCGTTTAAATTGGATTCGGCCTTTTTATTGATGTCCTTTCTAATATTGGAGTTGTAACTAGGAGCAGCTTCCTTACGATTTGGATTATCGTGAATTTCAGGTAATAAAACGTTCATCATTGGATTTTTTTTAGTAGGAGTAGTAAAATTTGATTTCATTATTTTATCAAACTTTGGGCGATTGCTATCAAACCCTTCCTTCATTATGTTTTTAAGTTCTTGAGAATCTTCTTCTTTTTTAACTTGAATATGGTAAATAAATACCATAAATATTAATGTAATTACGCCAGTCATCAGAATTTTAATAGATTTGGAACTAATATATCCTAAAATAGTTAAAAGAATAATTATTCGCGTGATAGCATTAAGTTTTCTAGAAGCACTAAATTGGGTATCGGGCCAAAATTCAGATAATCTTTCTTTTTTAAAAATAATTAAAGGATCGTCTAACCAAAATTTATCAATGTCCATTAGTATATAGTAAATAGTTATTTTTTTATTTTTATATTATCGTATAGTGCTTGTTACTCTATTGCTTTGATGTTTTCTTTTTCTTTTTCTTCTTTTTCTTCTTTTTGTTAGGTTTCATGCTTTTCTGCATTTTATCACCATCTGTTGTAAATGTTTTGAAAATACTTTCAATTTCGGCTTGTATTTCTTGATGCGACCTAGATTGTTTACTTGGTAATTGTGTTTGGGGTTTCTGTTTATTTTTCCGTTTTTGTAATTTCTTTAACATTCTATCCTTTTGATTAAACTTTTTCATGTTTGCACTTAATTTTTGTTGCATTGCTCCAAAGTTCATTTTCCCCCCACCCATTCCAGGTATGTTCATGGATTTAAATATTTGATCCATATTTTTCATTCCAGGCATGTTTTTCATTTGTTGCATTAGTTCACCTGCTTCTTTCATAAGTTCTGTTTCGTTTATCTGTCCAGATTTAATTTTATTGTCTATTTTTGAACCAATTGATTTTACCATTTTCATTAATTTGGCAGGATTTTTAAATAGTTTGCTAAATACATCGTTAACATCATCATTACCGCATAAATCAACCTGCATTTCTGTAGCAGTTTCTTCTGCTATTTCAGAGGCTAGTAATCCTAACTTTCCTTTTAATAAACCATTGATATGTTCATGTAGTTTATCGCTATCAGGCATATGTTTATTGTAATCATTTCCACTTGCGTCTCCTTTCTTTGTTTCTTTAAACATAGTATCATTTTCTTCGAAAAACTTGCCAATATCTTCCATTGATTCTTCTATTTTCTTTTTAAAAGCATCTTCGTCGATTGCTTCAAATAATTTTGTGCTATTACCGAAATGCGACGCGTCTTTAACATTTTGAATTACGCAAAACAAAATAAGTTGAAGATATTTCCAAATAATGTTTCTTGTTTTATCTGTTAGATTTTCTTTCCAAATCTTAGAAAAATCAATATTAGGTAAAAACTCTGTATTGATTTCATCATCGGTAAACATTTCATCATTGTTGTATAAAATATCAAAAAATCTAGCGGGATATACCGTTTTACAGTGTTCAAATAAATAAGTTAAATTACAGGAATCATCTAATACAGAATAAGGTTCGATAATAGTAGCATACTCTGGTAAACTAGTTAAAATGTCACCCATAAAATCATTCATCAGATTTCTAAATTCAGATGGAATTTCTTCGGTATCATTCGTTGATATATCCGTCATATATAGGATTTATAATGGATATATTTAAATCAAAGTTTGGGTAAATGTTTAAAATAGAATATTACTTTTTATTGTTATACATTTCACTCATTTTTGTTAGATTGCTTAAATACTTCATAGTCTTTTTTTTATTATCATTCGACATGTTATTGGAAGAGTTTTGCATCTCTTTTATAAATTTATGTATGCCATCATTATCATAAGTGGTATTTTTAAGGTCTGTTGTATAGTCTTTTGTTTCAAAAAAACTGAAATTTTGACTATATATTTCATCTTTAAAATTGGAAGTTACTACACTATACCATGTTTTAATTAACCTACTTGGGTTAATTTTTTTTATTTGACCAACTGCTGTTTTAAAGGTTCTTATCTCGACATTTTTTGGAAACAAATTTGTCATCTCATTTAAAAATTCCATAAAATGTGTCGAAAATGCCTTTGATAATGATATTTTGTCCATATAAGTGTAATTACTTAAACATTTTTAAGTAATTATATTAATTATTTAATTATTAGTAGTATATCAATAAAAATATTACAATTAATGTTTTACATCCAAAGAACGTTGTTTTTGTAATTTTTCTAAATCGTTTTCTCTAATCTTGTCTGGAATATAATCTTCTGGCGGTGTTTCTATATTTTGAGCACCGTTTAAAAGCATAAAACTGTGCATTTGTCTAGTGCCTCCTCCACCTTTTGCCGCCATTTCATCGCTTGATTGGTCTAAATAAGAATAATCATCCGACATATTGGTTCCCATTTCTGTATATGAATAAGCAGATGGTTCTTCATTATTTTTAGTAGCAACTCCGGTTTCAGCATTTATTTTTGGTTGATAGTAATTCATAATATCTTTTCCGTATAAAACTCTATATCCTTGGTATAGCAATAATACGGCAGGAACTTTTCTAACTGTTTCAGGAAGGAGAACCTTTTTACCACCTTCTAACATTAAATATATTTTATTACCTTCTTTAACACGTTTGTCTATACATACAAAATGGATGTCTTTTTGAATACTTGTTTTAGATAGTCTTGAAATAATACGGTCGCAGTTTTTACAATATTTACTATAATACAATACAGAACTCATTTATACTAACAAATGGTTTTTAAAAGAAAAATATAACGAAATATACAATATACACATACCCATTGCTATTTGAGCATATATTATGATATCATAATTGAATAAAATTGATATAAATATAATAATTTATATGTATTTTATATAATAATGGAATCTTCTAAATCATCCGATAATCAATCTCATCAACAATATCTTAGTTCTATCCCTTTACCTAAAATAGATGCTATTTTAGAAGAACATGATATATTGAAATTTAATATCAGCAATACAAATGTTAGTATCGTTAATGGATTAAGAAGAACGATTCTATCCGAAATCGATATTCCTATATTGGATACAACTGATGACGCGATTGATATTGAAATTAACACTTCAATGTTTAACAATGAAATCATTAAACAACGATTAGGATGCATCCCCGTAAATATGAAGGAATTAGACGATAGCGTAAAAGATTTAAGAATGGTGTTGGATCGTGAAAACACTTCCAATAGCATTGAATATGTTACTACTAAGGATTTCAAATTGGTAGATAAAAAAACCAATAAAGAATTATCAGAAAACAAGGTTCGAGAATTGTTTCCATCTAATAAACAAACAAAATCATATATCTTGTTTGCTCGTTTAAAACCAGAAATATCAAAGGAAATCAAGGGAGAGCGAATCAAGTTAACATGTGATTTAAGTATAAGTAATGCTAAGGTAAATGGTATGTATAATGTGGTATCAGCATGTGCTTACAAATATGCGGTTGACAAGGTAAAGCAAAGTGCTGAATGGGGAAAAATAGAAAAAAAAATGATGGAAAATACCGACGAAATAGATGCAAATCTTATTCAAGAAAAGATAAGATATGAAAAGGAAAATTGGTTCATTCACGAAGGATTGAGATATAACAAGGAAGGGTCATTTGACTTTTGCGTAGAAACAGTTGGTATTTACTCTAATAAAGACATTGTCAGAAAGGGATGTGATGTAATGTTGTTAAAACTAAATGAAATGAAAAACGCAAGTGAAAATAGTAAGTTATTTTCCATTAGAGAGATGCCAGTAGCGCTGAAGGATTCATTTGATATAATATTGTACAATGAAGATTATTCTCTTGGAAAGGTATTGGAATATGTAATGCATAATTCTTATTATAGAAAGGGGTTGTTGTCTTTTGTAGGATTTTCAAAGAAGCACCCTCATGATGATGACAGTATTATTCGTATTGCCTTTTCCAAGGAAAACAGTGATGTTGCCAACGTTAAAAATGTAGTTGAAATATTACACAACTCGTGTATTATTGCTGCGAATGTCTTTAAAGAAATAAAGAGTAATTTTCAATAACTCTTGTTGTAATATAGTTTAGTTAGTTTCAATAAAAATAAATATAATTATAATTTATTTTTATTATTTGTCAATTGGTATTGGGTATTAATATATAACCTGTATTGGTTTAACTTTGAAAATGACTATTTAATTGTTGTCCTACAAGTAGAAATGTGGTACATTTAGGTATATTTTTAATGGTATGTGCGTTTATGTAAGCACATGTAGACCGCAATCCTCCAAGATAATCTTGAACAGTGTGTTTAAGCGGTCCTTTGTATGGCACTTTTATAAGTCTACCTTCGGATGACCTATACGATGCCATTTCCCCATAGTGTTTTGTCATAGCATGTTCTGAACTCATACCATAAAATAGTTTGTATTTTTTTCCATCTATAACCTCTGTTTCGCCGGGATTTTCATCGTGTCCAGAAAACTGACCGCCTATCATAACAAAATCAGCTCCTCCTCCAAATGCCTTTGCCAAATCGCCTGGACATGTAATACCTCCGTCTCCAATAATACACCCATTTACACCATGTGCACCGTCAGCACATTCAATAATAGATGACAGTTGTGGTACTCCAACTCCAGTTTTTCGTCGGGTTAAGCAAGCACTTCCAGGACCAATTCCAACTTTAACCACGTCTACCTTACCATTTAGAATAAGTTCTTCTACCATTTCTTGCGATGCTACATTACCAGCAACAATAATCTTATCAGGAAACAGTTCCCTTACTTTATTGGCAAATTTTACAACTTTGTTCATGTATCCATTTGCTACATCGATACATATCCATTTAGCATTTGTTATTTTTACAACTTCAGCAAAATAAGAAAGATACGCATCGTTAATTCCAATAGAAACCATGAAATATTCTGGATTTAGCGATGCGGTACTTAAACGAGTTTTAAAGTCTTCGATGGTATAATGTTTATGAAAACAGGTTATCATTCTAAATGATGATAGCACATCATATACTTCAAACGTTCCCGTAGTATCCATATTTGCCGAAATAACTGGAACACCCGTCCATGTTGCTGTGGTGTTTGGAAATGTAAATGTTCTTTCTAGAGAAACAAGAGATCTGCTGGTAATCGTGGTTCGTTTTGGACGAATAAGTACATCTTTGAAATCCAATTGAGGAGTATAATCAATTCTCATATAAAAAATACTTTATAAATAATATTTAATTGCTTTTATTAAATATTGTTTTTGTTGTTTTTGTTGTTTTTGTTGTTTTTGATTAATTTAGTCACTGAGGGACAGTGGATTCTGGTTGTTTATTGAAAGATAATGTTTCAAGTACTTCCTTTGTATGTTCGTTTTTGCGATAATCCATATTCATACAATACATTAGTAGCGCGGTATCCATTGTATTCACATATTCTACTGCCTTTTTAAATGTGATTTTCTGTCTAGTTTCAATAAATTGGGAATGCAATGTAAACATATTTGTTCGGAATCGTTTAGGAAAATATTTTAGTTCTTTTTCTTTCAAAATATAACAAGATACATACATCGCATAAAGTTGTGATGTAAAGTTATGCAAGTCATTTCTCATTTTTCGGAATTTATTCTTAAATTCAGGAAAGTAATTAAGGTATTCGCTTACCTTGCCTTCTTGTCTCAATACATAATATCTATATTGAATTTTTGTAGTATTTCCCTTGATATTTTTCACATATTCATATGAAGGATTTACAACTTTTAGTCGCTTTACACCATCTAGTGATTTTATTACATATCCAGGGTAAACATACGAATATTGAGCATTAATCAAATCATTCATATACTTCATAAATCCTTTGTATGATGTCATGTCTGGAACATAGGAAGGAATTTTTACGTTTTTAAAGTTGTTCCAATCTCCTTCTACTCCACCATCTGTAGTTACTGGAACAACGCAATAATCCTCTACCAATTCATAAATGTTTACCAAATATATCCAAGGTTTACTAACTGGAACAACACGTTTATTTTTAGGGTGTTGTAATACAAAACTATACATAAAATCCTTGTTGAAACTTTCAAATTCAACTCCAGAGAATACCATTGCTTCTAGAAACATTGTTCGGAATGTGATATTATTGTCCATATTATAATGACAATTCGCACCGATATTACTTCGTGTTGTGATTTCCCAATCATCTATTGATGAAGACCAAAACAAGTTTATCATTGTTCCTTCAATATAAGGTTGCGCGATGTATTTATCATTTTCAAGTGACATCCAATCATTAAAGTATTCGTCAGTCAATGATTTAGGTGGTGAAAATGATACAACTCTAGAGTCATTAACGATAATAGAACGAAACATCCCCAATGTTTCCAAGTTATCTTTATTGAGTTTATTTTTTTTATATTTTATAAGATGATAATTATGGATTTTTTTAACGATTACATCTTTGGAGTCGCAATACTCCTTATCATCGAGGCGATTAAAGTCAACGTATTCTCGTAAATTGTACATTGTTCTTGATTAATTGTTGTATTATCTATTTAAATAATATTATTTAAATCAATTTATTAATTTAATATAATTTCTAATTATTTTATAAGACAATGGAAAAAAAGATGTCGAATTCATTATTATTGTCTTTGGGGCAAGTTATTAAAATAATAGCACCAAGCAATACTAATATTCATGAAAAAATATATATTATTAACTACATCGATAAAAAAATCATTGAGTTGATAGAACAAAAAACATTGTCGAAAATTATGTTTAATGTAAAAGAAGGATTTTTAACAGAAGAGTCGATTGAAAAAATTATGATTTTATACAAACCATCTGATGTTGGGTTTGCTAGACAGAATAATTTGACAGTAGACAGGTTTATTACCATAGAATTTGGAGGAGAAGTTCCAACTATTATAAATGGTCAGATTAGTAATTTAGAAGAAGATAGAATTGAAATAGAAAGTTATCCAGACAAACAATATTTTTATATTGATTTTGAATACAAGGGTATTCCAAGAGATTTACCTATTAAGTCTATTCGTGACTTTATTCCTCCAAGGCAACAAGTCAACGAAGCAGTAACAATGGATCCTATTGGAGAGATTGGCGAGAAAGAAGAAAAACAAAATACAGAAGAAAACACAATAGAAGGAGAAACTGTTGTAGATGACGGGAAAATAAAAACAAATGACGATATCGATATGGAAAGCGATGAAGAAGCAGATGATATCATGCAACCAAAAGAAAGGATTGATTTAGAAGAAGATTTAATTGATATCAAAGACATTGAATTTTTAGACGAAGAGTTAGAAGAAATAAATGAAGAAGTTGAAGTTAAGGAGGGAGAGAAACTATATGATATAAACGACCAAATATCAGATTTAATGGACGACTTACTTGCTAGTGTTCCTTCTTCACAACGTAGTTCCAAGTTTCTTAGGAAAATACATACTATGTTAGAACGATACAAAGAATTAAGGGAAGAGTTCTCAAGTTTTGATGAATTTGGATATTTGTCAGATATTAAATACAAAACAGAAGATTACAAACCAACGGCGTCTTTATTAAAAAACGCACAACATTCTATTTATTGGGCGTTGCCGGTTGTAGAAACAAAAAAACATTTATTTGCTATGGCCGCCGGTGATTATACCATGAAAAATACAAATAATGTTATTAAAGACATTAATAAACTAGAACAAGAGTACAAATCAAATGCTATACCGGACGAACAAAACAAGTACGATTACTTTTACAGAAATTTACCACTGGAAACCTACGACAAACCAGATGATATGTTAGAAATATTGAAAACGGTAGACGTCATAAATAACAATGTGGTTGTAAACAATTTAGGCGATTTTTATAGTTTAAATGCAAAACAACACAGGTTAGGAGACATGGTAGGCGATGAACAGCGGTTTATAATAGACAAGGTAGGACATGGGTTAACCAAAATTAAACCATCCTATCGTAAATCACCAGGATGTCCAAAATCAATACCATTGCCAACTGAACTGGAAAACATCACAAATAATGATACTATTTATATAAAAGGATTATTGACATTGCCTTATGATGTTATGCAATATTCCAAAATATACGATGTGACAAATTCATTATTATCTCGTGTTAATTGTCATGGTAGTCAAATTCATTATGGTGAAATACTAAATGATGACACTGAAGTAATATTAAATGATTTTGATTCTGGTCCAGTTGATATATTTAACAATGTTGTTTATCATTATAAAAAAACGGATACGTATGACCTTGAAAACAAACATGATACTTGGAATGATATTGCGAATCAATCTTCGATGACAGTTCGTGATTTATTTAAAACGTTAAAGGCAGAAATACAAGGAGGGGTGTCTATACAAAGAATACTTGAGTATTTGAAACCATACAATCTACACGCTGAAGATATTGTATACAAAGATTATTCGATGATGACAGAGTTTATAGAATCAGAAATAACAGCATATAAGAAAAAAAAGTTGGAACACGTCATCAAATACAACAATTACATTAAGTTTATTAGAAATTATAAAAAGGTAAGTTTTTTAGATAATTATGTTGCTTCAGAATCAATAAAAAAGTTGTATGGCATCACAGAAGACACGGATGTTCAATTTTTCAGGAAAATGTATCAATTAGACGATAGTAGGTTAATGATGTCATTGGTTGCTAAGGAAATCCACAATGAATTATCTGGTGAAACAAATAATCTAAATCCAGAGGTATTAATGGATCTTAAAAAAGAATTAGAGGAAAAAGATATAAACAATAAGGGATGTGAACCGGAAAGTAAAAATATTTCATTATCAAAAAAATATTACGATTTAGACGACCTTCTTCAAGACAACGATAAAAACGTTATTTATGATGAAAAATATGATACTACCCGATACGATATATATGAAGAATTATCTGATGAGAAAAATATCAAGTATCCTGATTTGGTAGACCACCTGGTTAAAAATGTTGGAGTTGACAAAAAAACAGCAGAAGTAGATGCTCAAAGTATGATCGATGGTTACAAAAATGTTCAGGAAAAGGATTATGCTGTATTAGAACCAAATGGGTATGAAATGCACTATTACATTCGTAAAGAAAACAAGTGGGTTTTGGATGAAGAAATGTCTAATAAACCAATGGAGGAAATGGGGTTCTGTAATTTAAAGGAAACCTGTTTAAAACTCAATAACGAATGTTTAAACAAAGAAAATCAACAAGAAACTGTAAAGGAACTTACTGTAGAAGAGTTGATTAAACACTATGAAGAAAACCAGCAGAAAAATAGAGAAGAAATTAACAAACAAATAGCAGATGATATAACCAAGGGACAGATTATGGCTTCTATTATAAAAACCGAAAACAAACGGCGAGATTTAAAATACGATATTCAAAAAATTAATATTGGTAAAATGCTTTCCGTAGAAGAAGTTATTGTATCACCTCATGAATCATTAAAACTCAGAATTTTGGGCGAATATGACATGGTATCTAAGATGTCACATATAATTGATTTTGTTACTGTCTATTGTAGAACGGCATTAAACGATGAATCGCCTAACTGGTATTATTGCGTGGAAACAAATGTACCTTTGCTTCCCACCTTTTACCATGATTTGGCGGTTGCGTTTCAAAACAGAACGTACTTGACAGCGTTGCGTGAAATAGAGCGTGATAGAGGAACCAGCGACGGAGACAATATTGTAGATAAATATAGCGGGTATGTAATTAAAAAATTACAATACGATGAAAATGAAGGTTATAATGAAAATGGATTTAAACAGGTAACACGTGAAGTTATGGAAGAAGAAGAAGATATTGTATTGACATCTTCAGCAATTAGTGGTATTAATGTTCAAAAAAAACATGCGTCGTTTATTAAAGAAATGAAGAAGATATTGAAAACACTGGACACCAAACTTAAAATAAACACCACGCAACAGCACGAATTTATTATAAAATACGTGATTATGTTTATGAAAAAGTATGTATTAAGTGAAAAGAAATATTTGACAAAGGTAAAACAGTTGAAAAGTAAGGGAAAAACAAAGATTTCTTCTTATAAAAAATACAAGGATGAAATCAAAATATTTCTTATAATTGGATTGTATGTAATTGGTATTCAATTGATAACGCCTCATCTGAATTATGCACCAACATATGAAGGGTGTGTAATGTCATTTGACGGGTTTCCATTGGAAGAGGGAGGAGATAATTCTATAGTATCGTATATTACATGTTTGTTTTTAAAACTGAAAAGTAGTATCCGTCCTTGGAATGTTCTTCCATCTACTAGACGGTCTAACTTTAATGAAGTAAAAGAAAAGTTTGTAGAAAAAATAATGAAGTTTATGAAGGAAAAAATACTTGTAAACGTAGATATATTAAACCAATTAGATGAAAAACGTGGTTGGTTGATCTTAAATCAAGATTTGGAAGCGGGTAGAGGGGAATTTGATATAATGCGTTGGGAAACATTTTTGCCTTATTTAAATCGAGTTACGGTGGATGATACTAGAGGCGTGTCTGGTAATTTTGATAGATTATTAAGTGAAAGTATCGCGAAAGGAAACTTAAATCAATTTTCCTATATATTTTCTCTAATGGGTAAGGTAATTAACCAATCCTTTTTAATACAGGAAGATATGGAACGTGTTGTATCCAATAAGGAATTAAAATTAAATACCATAAACAATGTTCCTTTTCTAGAAAATGCTTGTTGTAATGAAACCAAAAATAGTTTTGCTTACTTTGTAGATAAAGAACCATTGATTATTCAGCGCAACAATGAAATCAAGGATATGATGGTTAAATTAGTTAAATACAACCAACTTAAAAAAGCGCCCTATTTGTACAATGATGAAAATACCAAACTGGTTTATCCATCCGTAGATACAACATATAGTGAAAATACAATTTATCTTGCTTTTATTAAGTATTGTAAATATAACACTGGAGCAATTTTAGACGATGAATTACAGCGGTTGTGTGTAACAAACGAAAGTTCGTTTACTCAATACGATAGTTTAGATGATAAAATAAGAAAAATGAAACAAGAAGAAGGTAATTATTCGAAAGATTCATTGATTGAATTAATGAATGTAATAGCAAAACGCAATATTATTTATCAAGGGTTTCGCGATTCGCATATCTCTCCCAAAATACGATTTGAAACACAACTTGTGGCAAATAAACCAGATGATATATTGAGTAAGGGTGTAATGGATTCCTTGACAATGGTATTGGAACGATTTGATTTAATGTTTACTGAAGAAATAGATAATGATATAAAAGACTTTTTGATTGTATTGAATGAGGAAAATACAAATATAATAGGAAAACTTGGGAACTATATCAAAAAGTCAAAAGCAAAGAAGAAGACATTAGTTGAATTTATTAAATCGATTGATGAATTTAAAGATAGACAAGGTGGCGATCATGTTACAACCGAAGATGAAACAAACGCATATGGTATTGAATTTTTAAAGAAAGCATTGTTTCAAGTATGTAGGTTATTTCCTCAATTAGTGTTGGGTAAAAGGATTTTTTCTGTAAATGTTGAAAATCCATACTGGAATTTAAGTGATAAACACGCGCTAAAGTTAAGTAAACAATCAGAAGCCGAATTTGGTAATTTTCATCAATTTAGTCAAGATGAGTTAATCGAACCAGTCCTAAACGAATTGGTTAAAAAAAATGAAGAACTATATAAATTTTCTACATTTATACCAGTGTACAACGATATACTTGGGAATGGTGGTAATAAAAAGTCTGTATTAAATACTACTGTTTCCAAAACGTTATACAAGCATCTATTGTTGAAATCCTTGATGACATATATAGATATAGAAGAAACATCAAAAGTAAATAAACCATTTGATAATCCTGATATAGAAGAAAATATGTTTGAAGAAAGTAACGAAACATTGATGGATAAAATGAGTGAATTGATGACGGTTGTTATAGAAACATTACACCATCAAAAATCAAACATTGATTACTCTATGGAAGAGATACAAAACAATGTATTAAATGTAAAGGAAATGGAAAAAAGCGGTATTGTAGAACGACTGAAAAATATGAATAAAGAAGACAGAAAATCAGAAGACTACATGAAAAACTTGCGATTAGGAGATTGGAACCTCGGTCAAACAAAGGCACTGTATATTTATGACCCGTCTCAATATGATAGAGAAATAGAAGAACAGTCTAAAGAAATGGAAATGAGAAAGGTTATACAAAATAAAGAGGGAGAGATGAGCAGTTTTCAAGAAGACGTCGCATTGGAAGATATGATGAAAGATAACGAAGAACAAGAATTGGTTCAACGAGAAATGATGCAAGATATGATGGCAATGGGAGAAGATGACGATTTTGGTGATATGGATGGAGATGAAATGTATTAATTTAGTAAATAATAAATTATTAAATTAATAGTATATATATAATTATGTTTCGCTTGTTTATTAGACAAAATATTACATCAGTTTCTATTGTTCTTTTTGTTATTTTATTTGCTGTTATTCAAGTTGTAAAACCATCCATTATTTATGGTAAAGATGGTTCGTTACGACAGTTTGGATTGGCTTCTAGAAAGAAGACAGTATTACCTATTTGGTTGATTACAATATTTTTAGCCATATTATGTTATTTATTTATTTTATACTATCTTACATTTCCCAAGTTTACATGATTAAACAGTGATAGGTTTATCACATGGCATTCCAATAATAGTATTCATATTAATGGTTACAACTAAGATAATTGTTAATATATACCAAAATGTTGTAGATATAATATCCTTTTTAAGGAAAAGGTTATACAGTTTCTTTAACAATTGTGATGTCGTCTCGTTTACTGGAACATCTAAATTATTCATAAACAATTGAAAATTATATGGGTTTATTTCTTTAAGAATAATATTGATATCCTTCTTTATTTTTTCACTTAAATGTGTATCCTTTTTCTTTAAACTAGGTATAAATATTTTGGTTGCTATTTCTTGTTTAGTTGTTTTTTTAAGCCTTACAAAAAGAGTTCCAAATGTATTGTAAAATGGGCGTTTCCACGATGGAAACGCCTCAATAAGCGAACCAATCATACCAAATATAAAAATCATAGTAACAAAAGCAGTGCTAAATGCTTCAATATACATAGGATTTCCACACCGACCCTTTAACACACTAGAATTGATAAATCCTTGTGCTGCCGTAAACAATACAATTAATATCGGAACCAACACATAAGGTCGAAAGTTTTTCTTTGGTAGTAACATGTCTTTTGAATAATTCCTTATTCTTGTCATACGATAGCGAATAAATGCCAATAAAATAATTAGTATCATGTATATTCCACCAATCGAACCATTGCTAACACCCCCTTCTTTTACCTTTTTATTAAATTCATTTTTTGATTGCGCCACTTCAGAAGAATCCATTTATAATAAAATGATATTAAATAATGAATTATTATTGAATATTATTCTAAATTTACAACATGTGATTTACAATTGATTTACATCAATAGAACTTAGATTTTTCACTATATCCTCATCTGTTTTTTTACATTTAATGTTATTCATTGATTCGCTGTTGATTAAAACTGCTAATGCGGCTGCCAATACGTAAAATACAAACGTTCCAATTAAATCTTTTTTTAATACTAAATTATAGTAATTCATCATAACATTGTTTTCTCGTTTTGTATTTGGTATATTTAATGGCATTAATTTCATTTTAAAATTAGAAGGACGAACTGTATTAATCATCAAACGCTCGTCGTTTAATATAACTTCTAATACGTTAGATGAATCGTTCCGTATGTCAGGAACGTATACCTTGTTTACTATAGTACGTATTGTTTCCATGTTCAATCCACAAAATAGATATCCAAATGTATTGTCGAATGGCGCCTTAAATATGGGTATGCTTTCAGCAAGTGTAATGATGGTTCCAAATATCAGAAATATGGTGATAGCGGATGTCATAAATGCTGTTTGTGTCATGTCTACATTACAACGATCTAATAGTTGTTTACGATTACTAACACCTTGAATGATAAACATTATTATTAAAAGAAATGGAACAATTATAAACTTTGGTAAAGCACCTTTAGCAGGAAGCATCCTTTCGGGTGTATACGTAGATATCTTTTGATTATAAAACCTTAATATAAAAAATATGGTTATTACTAATAAATGGACGGGTAGAAATGTAAACATGTAATATATATTAATTGTATAATAATTATAAATGTTATTTGTAAAGATTTGTATTATTATTTATTGTTAATTATTATACTGTATGAATAAACCATCATTGATAGAACCAGGCGTTAAGTATTTCTTAAATGAAACCTTAAAAAACTGTAGAAGTAAAAAACAGATTCGTGAAAAAATAAATATCAATATTGTCTTATTGTTATTTTTCTTCATTATAATAGGTAGTATTTTGTATTATAAGTGGAGGACAAAACCTACTTTAGAAGAATTAAAACAACGAGATAATATTAAAAAATATTATATACTAAACAAAATTAAACAAATTACAGATAAAAAATTAAAAAATAGAAACGAAACAATTACAAATCTCCCTAAATTTGAAAGTGATTTTGTGAAACTTCATAAAAATTTTTATAACATTTAATAGTAAATGAGTAAAATTAATGAGTATAGCGATGCTTTAAATAACTACTACGAATTAAAATCAAAATATGAAAATAAAAATTCTAAGAAATCGAAAAGTAAAAAAACAAGCAAAGACGGTAAAAAAACCTGTATCAAGTGTAAAAAAAAGGGAGGGACTGATTTTTCACGTCTTGTTGAAAAAGCAACCAATGGGAAAAATGAAGTATCCCTTATTGCTAAATGCAATGCAGAAGTTCCATGTGATTTAAATATTAATATTAAATTAGCAAACTATAAGTTATACGGTGATTTAGTAAAATATATCAACGAACAAATAGAGGTTATTAAAACAGATATAATTAAACTTAAATTAGACCTATTGTTTCAATTAAAAGACGAAGAGTATGTTGTGTCCCGATTTGAAAAACTTAAAACCAAGTTACAAACATTAAGTAGTAAAATAGAAAAATTAACCAAAACATATAATGAAAAAAATAACACATTTATTATCAAAAAACAAGACGATGTTACCAATGAAGAGTATGAAGAAAAGATAAGTAAAAAAGAAGGGATTATGATTACTTCCAAAGAAATTGAAAAAACCCTTAGTAATTATGCTAAGTTAGTCAAAGAGTATAATAAAACACAAAACAAGGTTTTTTTAGCAGACGCATTTGAAAAATATCATAAACCAGTACTTGATTTATTTATTAAGAAAAGAGGTATTCAATATCAAGAATGTAACATTGAAACAATTAAACCAATTAGAAAGGAGGATGACAAAGAAACATATATTGAGTTCAAGGATGTTTCCATAGAAAACAAGCAAGTATCTATTAATCGGTTTGAAATAATAAAAAACGTATATTAAATCACAGTTATTATGGTGTGAAGTATATATATCCCAACGTTAACTTTATCTTGGTATAATATATATGAATTTAAACAAGTTTATTGATGTAAAGGTGTTTTTATTAGCACTTTTTGGAGGGTTGTTTCTTTCTTATGTTTTGTCTCCAAAAAAAAGGGTAATTTATGTATATCCTAATCCGTCCAATACAAACAAACTACAATATAAAGACAAGGCTGGTAACTGCTTTAAATTTCAAGAGCATGCTGTAGATTGTCCTACTAATGAAAGTGATATTGAAGAGTATAAAGTCCAATAATACACTACAATAGTAAAACACTTTGATATATAATTTATAAAATATTTGTAAATTATATATGTATTTAAGACGACTTATCTATAGTGATTTTGGTAAGATAATTATTTCTATATTATTGGGATTGGGATTGTCTACATTATTTAGAAAAGTATGCAATGATAGAAACTGTCTGGTGTTTAAAGCACCTACTATTGATAAAATAGACGATAAAACATACAAGTTTCAAAACAAGTGTTATAATTACACGGCTAGCGCAATTCAATGTACTGACCACGGAGAATATGTTGAATTTGAATAATAATAATAATATAATAAATATGTTTCTCATAAATGCGTATAATACAGATTTTGTTACTATTATTAATGTATAAATGGAAGCAAATACCACCGATATCGATAATTTGCCCAACGAATTAAAACCAGCCGAAAATGTTAAAATGACGGTCAACGAAACTAACACGTCTAAAAATGTTATTACTGAACTTAGTAAATCATCCATAAGTCAAATTGTCAGTGGATTGCAAGAAGCAGGCGCTAGTCAACTTACGGGATTACCTAGTAAACATATTCCAAACCAAAACTCACAAGTAAGTTTTGACCCAAATGTAAGGGTAAATCATATTCCACCAGTCGAACAAGAAAAATCAAACTATATTGAAGATGATAACACATTTGAAGAAATAGTAAGTCAATCCCAACAAAAGGAAAAAAATGATGCGCGACTAGAGCAAATATACGATGAGTTTCAAACCCCTGTATTGGGCATGGTATTGTATTTTTTACTTCAATTGCCTTATATTCAGAAAATATTTATACGAAATTTTCCATCCTTATTCAATAAAGATGGATTTCATACTCTTTCTGGATACATGGTTCAAACTGCTTTATTTGGTATTGCGTTCTATGGACTAAATTCATTGACCAACCATTTAAGTGTGTTGTAACCATGATAATAAATCAATAAGTTAGTTAATTTGTTAGTTTAATCATATATGATGTATAATTATATATGATTAATCATTTAAGAAGGGATAGAAGTGTAAGTTTCTTTTTACCATTTGACTTAACCTTTCTAGTCTTTTTTGCAACCTTTTTTTGTTTCTTAGATTTTGCTATCGTTTTTTGAGTTTTTGACTTGCCTTTTTTTGCCTTTTTGAATGCCTTTTTTTGCTTATAGTTGTTTGCTTCAGACGGAATATAACGCAAGAAATACCATTCAAATTCTTTTTTATTTTTATTATTTTTAAGTTCTTTGTATTTGTCCGATTTTTCAGCGCGCATTTTTTCCATGGTAGTCTGATCACCATAACAATCGATTGTAAACCGTTTCAATAATCCTTTCTGTGACAATCTGTTTTTTTGTTGAACATCGAACAAATACTCGCTCATACAAACTATACGATTTTCTTTATAGTATTTTCTATTAACATATGCGAAAGAAAGATAAAAACTTAACATTGTATCTATGGTTGCTATACGAATTTTTTTACCAGCAGATAGAATAACATTATAACTGTGACATGCAAGTGGTTCATAAATAAAAACAAGAGTTTCACTGCCTACCTTAACTTCATAATGAGGTGCTATTATCTCTCCCACACCAGGTCGCTTTACAATTTTTATTTTTTTTATCCCAATATCAGTTAGTCTTTCTTTTAAAATCCTTGCCGTATTTTGTGGTTCTATAGATAGCACATCAAAGTCTGGAATTCTAGGTACAGGAATACGTTTAATATTTGGATGTTGCTTTAATATCATTCTATTCGCATATGCGCCAAAAAAAATACATCCTTGTGATACTAAACTTTCACGTGTAGTAGTAAATATGTTACCTTCAACTTGAGTTAAACTAGATAAGATATCATTGCTATTAGTTGTATTGGATGGTTGTGCTGATTTTTTAACACCATATTCAAACAATCGTTGTATTTCTTCATTATCACAGTTTTTGCCTTTAAGAGGATAATGTTTGTTTAATAAACTGAGTCGTTTTAAAACCTTTTCCCATCTACTCACATCTCCTTGTGGTCTTGAAAGTTCTAAATACATAGACATCCGTAAATAATTAGCCGGAGTGTAATAAATGCTGTCTACAATAATGGCGCGTTTTTTAATGTTTTTATAGATGTCATCTACTAAATAAGTAATATCGGCAACAGGAATATAGTTTACAAATACTTTAAATGTCCCGGCATGCATGCCCGATTTGGCCTCTACTTCTTCATACCCTTTACTATAATAAATATCAGCCAAATCTTTTGCATCTTTTAATGGGTCAGGGGAATAAAAATCATAATCAGGTAATTCTACTTTTTTATCGTAAAACTGATCTTCTAATGGTAAAATATTATTGATAGCAGTTCCTCCGTAACAAATACGCTTTCTATCTCGTAAAAACTGTTCTACAATCTCAATAATGGTCTTGATACTTGGATTATTAAGCAGTGTATATCCTGTTTTCTTTTCAATATTGTCTACAGCACTTCGTAATATCGCTAATTCTTTTTCTTGAAATGATTGTTTTGTCATGTGTGTTATGTATATAAAATATATAGATTTTATATTCTACTTCAATAAATAAATTAACTGTTTTCTAACAAAACCTTTTTAACGCGTGGATCCATTGGTTTGGGTTTAACCAGTTTAATTGGTTTGTATCGTTGTTCGTCTGGTTTAAGAACCAACGCACTTTTGTTTTTAGAATAAAATGTAAGAGATTCTTTTAAGTTAGAATCATGCAACGTAAACCGCATCAATGATATTTGACACCCACTATCCCTATGGAATTGAGAAGGTGAATTTTCCTTTTCATTGGTTTCATCAGGTATAACCATTTTAACCGTTAGTTTATTTTTCTTTATCATGTCGTCTTTGTCAGTACCAAACTGAACATCGTAATTTCTAACAAATTCCATTCCTCCCATACCCTTTACTTCCATATTATTACACATATTGGTTATTTTATACAAATCGCTATCTTTAAACGTACTTGTCGTATCGTATACAGAAATAATTACCTTTTTACTTAACCATTTTATATCTTCATTAATAACATTTTTGTCGCGACCACCGTAACCATAAGACGATTCCATCAACTGTGATTTAAATGTTGTTTTGATATTGTTTGCCAGAGCATTTAAAGCAGAACCATTCATTGTTTTAAGTCGAAAGTTTAAAATTAACAAATCATTCGCGTTTTGCGTGATTATACCCTGAAATGCTTTTTTACACTCGTTTAATACATCGGGTATCTCTAAATGATTTAATGTGTCTTTAGAATACGACGAATCACTGGTTCCAGCAGCGTTTTTTAAACTGGCAGCAATAACCGGTTTTCCATTTTGGGAAAATACTTCAAAATCCAATACACGTGGACCCATTTTTATGGTGTTTTCTAATATACCAACATCCACCCAATTATTAAATACTTCTCCACCACAACAACTATTATAACTTCCTAGTATGTAATAATCTTTTAATGAAGTTGGTCGTTTGTGTACTTTATCATAACTATCGTGATATGCAAAATTAGATATAGTATCAATACCATTTTCTTCTTTGAAACTTAAGAATTGTTTAACATTGTCTTTTAATGTATCTACATTGCTTGAACTTTTGTTTACACGATTGGAAATGTAAAATAAAATCACCAAAATAGTAATAATAATTCCAACAACAAGGATAAATCGCAACAATATTTTATTATTACTGGTGATTGATTTATAATATTCCATCACTTCTCTTTGTAATTTTTCAGATTGTTCCTTTGCCTGTTTTGCCATATTTTCCATCAAATCTCCCCCATCTGGTTCCATTTTAGGTATATTATTTCCTACATCACCAGGATTCTTCAAATTTAATATATCCAATTTCGGTAAAAAATTAGGTTTTGGAATACGATTCATTTTAATATATAATTAGATATATTTTATTGTATCATAAATTAATTATAACACAATTTAAATATTAAAATTAATATATTATAATATATTAATTAAATGGCTGGTGGATTATTAAATTTGACATCTTATGGTAATGAAAATATTATATTAAATGGAAATCCTAAAAAAACATTTTTTAAAGCGGTTTATAAAAAACATACTAACTTTGGATTACAACGGTTTCGAATAGATTACAAAGGTAGTAGAATTTTAAACTATAACACCCCAACGGTTCTTGACTTTAAAATACCTAGATATGCTGAAATGCTTTATGATACATATGTTTGCGTTACATTGCCGGATATATGGAGTCCATTTCATGAATTCGATACATCTTCGCAAACGGGGTCGAACAAATTGAAACCGTATCAGTTTCGTTGGATCGAAGAACTAGGTTCAAATATGATACGCGAAGTAGAAGTATATTCAGGTCCTACCATTTTAAGCAAATTTTCTGGTGAATATTTAAATTGTTTAAAAGAGCGTGATTTTAGTAATTCCAAAAAAGACCTATGGAATAGAATGACTGGAAATATTCCAGAATTAAACAATCCGTCATTTTCAGGTAATCGCGTAAATGTATATCCAAATGCGATGTATGTAAATAGCACGGGGGTTATACCATCTATCCAAGGACGGAAGTTATACATCCCTTTAAATTTGTTTTTCTCTGATTCCAGTAAAATGGCACTTCCATTGGTGGCATTACAATATCAAGAAATCAATATTAAAATTACGTTTGAACCTATATCGCGATTGTATACGATAAATGATATTGATAACGTTACTAATTCTACTGGAATAAGTTACCGTAGAGCACCTAATCCAAATGTTCTACACCATCAAATGTGGCATTTTCTAAATCCACCTCAAGATATATCTGGAACATTATCATTATATGATCAAACTAGAAATGATTGGAATAGTGATATTCATTTAGTTTCTACATATATATTTTTGGGACAAGATGAAAGAAGAACGGTAGCCCAACAACCATACAAACTGTTGATAAAACAGGTGTACGAATATGAACAATTATCAGTAGGTGGTTCTCAAATTACAGAATTTGATAGTAAAGATATGGTTGTCAATTATATGTTTCGATTTAGACGAGATGATGTTCGTCTTAGAAATGAATGGTCGAATTATACAAATTGGACATACAATAACATTGAACCACAAAGAATTACGCATGTGTTACCGTCTGTAAATAACTTACCTGTACGAAATCCTAGAAACTTCCACATCACAGGAGCAATTGGGGAATATTACTATAATAAAAAGGAAATATTAATAGATATGGGAGTTGTGTTACAAGGAATATATCGCGAAAATGTAATGGATGCTGGTATATTCCAGTATATAGAAAAGTGGAAGCGAACCAGTGGGTCTGCTAAGGATGGGTTGTATTGTTATAATTTTTGTTTAGATAGCGATAGAAGTGTATATCAACCCTCAGGAGCAATGAATTTAAACAAGTTTTCAAAGGTAAGTTTCGAATTTAATACATTAGAACCTCCTGTAAATTCAGACCCACGATTGATTAATATTATATGTGATACAAACAACAATCCAATTGGGTTTCGCAAAGACAACTCAGATTTAAAGGAATTCAATTACGACTTAAAGGTGTTTGAAGAGCGATACAACATGCTAATTATAATGGGCGGACGAGGCGAACTTTTACAGGCAAGATAAATAATTAATATTTATAAATTAATTATTTATTGGTTATATTTATTTTTTACTAAAATTCCAAATGGAATCATAAAACTGAACTCCTTTTTCTGGTCTAGGATGCTCTGGTTTGTAATCAGACCGATATCTAGTTTTGCTTGGTTGAGACTTATCGTAATCTGTTTCAGGGTACTTTTTTTTTATCTTTGTCATCTTTTCTTCTTCTTTTTGTTGTTGAGTGTCTTTATCCGCGGAATCAGAAAATTCATATCCCAATAATTTATACATCAACTTAAGACCTGGTTTGCCATTGTCTTGATATACAATCTTTAAAACGCGTTTGATTGGTTCTCCTACCAAACTAGCGAATGATCTAAAATCCATTCCTGCTGGAGACATATTGTTCAGTACATTGTCGTAAACTTCCTTATCGATTTGAAGATCGTCCATCAATCGTTTTGCTTCTTCTTTAAGTATCATACCATCGTTATCTTGGTCGGCAGCTTTAAATAATTGTTTTAAATACTGAGTTTTATCTTGTTCAGATAAGTAATTTGAATCTTTACTACTGTCTTCATCCTTTTCTGAACCATAATGTATTTTACCAGTGTGTAAATTAATGTTAATATCTTGTATTTTATTGCAAAATATCCCTTCATCCCGACACATTTTGGTTATAAATTCACCTTCTTTTATGTCTGTATTGGATACATTATTGGATTTCATTGATTCTGCCGTATAATTCACATCGTGTGAACTTTTGTTGTTGGATTGAGTTGATTGGTTGGTATCAAATCCTTCACGCGATGTCCCACTGACATCCTTGGGGGAAAATTTTACGTAATCTACTGGTCTCCTTCCTCGTTTATCTTTTTTTGCTTCATCATTGTAATTATGGTAATTTGTTCCAATTACGGTTATCTTATCGGATGAAATCCCTTCTCCTTCTGCTAATTTAATTAATTTATCATCCACAAAAATAGAAACATCGTGATCATTTGTATCATTATTTTTACGAACTTCATATCGAATAACATATGGTCCTTGTTCCAACATATATTTGACTCGTTGTCCTGTCTTTCCTTTAAATATAGAACCATCTGCGGTGTATCCGTCTCTGTAAACACCAAAAACGACACCATCATTTGTTTCGTCTGTGGAAAATCCCCAATTTCCCTGTGTTGTATTGTATAAGTATTGACCAGAAGGTATTGCGAGTTCAATATCATAATTGTCTATTTTATCTAAAACAACTGTTTTAAATTCATTGCTATCGTATGACTTCGTTATTTGCGATACAAAATACTCTTTGATATTTTTACGATAAAAAACTGCAATAATAATGGTTATCAGTAGAAAAAACAAAGTAATAATAAGTTTCATATTGTATATATTATAAATATAAAAAACTTTGCGTGTAAATAAGTAACATGTCACAAAAAATATTTAGGAAACAATATATAGTATTTTAATTAAATTTTTTAATAATTAATTATAATATATAAATGGTAAGCAAATTAAAAGAAACAGATGAAAAAAAAGAAACAGATGAAAAAAAAGGAACAGATACCAAACCCACGAAAGATACCAAACAAAAAAAATTAACTAAAGTAGATAAGGCAGATATTAAAAAAGCAAAAGATAAGGTGGAAAAGGCAGAAAATCTAAATGATATATACAAAACATATCGATATAAAAAAGATTGGAAATATCTAGAAAAGCATTTGCAACAATGGAAAGGAGAGCCATATGACTTTATTGATAACTATTATAATAGTCCTGATTGGGTTTATTATAAAGCCGCAAATAAGCATAATCAGTTAGTAGATACTATAGATGGACGAGCGTATACAATAAAAAAAGATTCTCACGCTGAAAGAGGAATCGCGGTATTAAAGGAAATTTTGAGTTTTTTTATAAAAATGTTTGTATTGGTGTATATCGGTTGTTTTTTAATTTGGAATAGTTTTCATTCGGTTCAATCAAAAGATTTAGATTTAGACGAAGAAACACATCAATTTAACGTTGATAAATTTATGAATATGATTGAAATATATCAGGATCAATCCCCGGATGTATATATATTTATTAAATCGTTGTATATTGGTTTAGCAAAAATACCACGGGATGCTTTGTATTATATATTTTGTCAGAAAAACAAAATTATGGACAATCTTTATTTTGGCGGCAGTGGTGGTGCTTTATGGGATGGTAAAAAAATGTATGGCAAAACACCTTCACAGATTCGGTCAGTGATTCAGTTATTGATAGCCGGAGTGTTACCTATAGCAATGTATTTCATAGGAACGTTATTTGCTGCTATATTTATGTTTGGACCCCTTCATTTGGGATTTATTAAAAGTTCTATTAATTTAATTAATAGTGATTTTTTTATAAACAAAGATTATTGGTTTTTCAAATATAACTTTATGACTATATTTTTATGGTTAACAGTTGGTGCGTTGGCACATTTCATATTAATACCAGGGACAATTGGTTTGTTTTTTGTAATAGGATATATTGTAAAGATTTTTAAAAATATAACAAAGGTAAATAATGTATTTAAAAATATAACAAAGTCGTATTTAAATTTAGTAATTATTATGCTGATATTTGGTGTGTTGCTCGTACAAAAATATAATTTGTATTTTCACGAAAAACTTCCCATAAATGTGAAATCAAAGGGTATGGCGATTGCGATTATTGCGTTGCCTTTTATAGGGATACCACTGTACTTTATTTATAATGCTTTGTTTGGTCAAAAGGCACCTGCACCCGCGACGACAACATAAATCAAATTGGTTAAATTTAATATATTAAAACAACATTACTTAAATTAATATATTAAAGATATGGGTTATATATTTAACAAATGGGCGGAAAGAAAAATCGTAAAAAAAAGGTATCAACTAATGGAAAACCATTCGTTAGTGTATGTACACCAACTTATAATAGACGAATGTTTATTCCACAATTGATTAAATGTTACCAATCTCAAAAGTATCCTAAGGAGTTGATGGAATGGATTATTATTGATGATGGTGAAGATTCAGTTGAAGATTTATTTAAAGGTGTAGAAGGTGTAAAATATTTTAGATACGAAGAAAAAATCAAGTTAGGTAGAAAGCGTAATTTAATGCACGAAAAGGCGAGTGGCGATATTTTAGTTTACATGGATGATGATGATTTTTATCCACCGGAAAGGGTAAGTCATGCTGTAGATAGATTGCGGTCTCAGCCACAGGCGTTGTGTGCAGGAAGTAGTATCGTTTATATTTACTTTAATGATTTAGACCAACTATATATATTTGGACCATACGGTAAATCACACGGAACAGCCGGTACATTCGCGTTTAAAAGGGAATTACTAAAAATGTCAAGGTATGATGATGATGCTGAAATAGCAGAAGAAAAGGCTTTTTTAAAGAACTATACTGTTCCATTTGTACAGTTAGACCCAAAAAAGACAATATTGGTATTTGCTCATCAATACAACACGTTTGATAAGCGAAAGTTATTGGTCAATCCACATCCAGACTACGTTAGAAAAACAAAATTGTCTCCAAAGGCGTTTATTCGTGACAAATCGTTGTTGGAGTTTTATACAACAGTATAATAATACAATAAAATAGTCGTGTATTAATTTTTTTATTTACTTATGTTATAATGAAAATAACCGGTTTAATTAAGTTAATACAAAAATTATCCATCGCCCCTCGTATTGTTGTGTATATATTAATATTTATTGCATTTCGTTTTTTATTGGATGCTTTATTTAGTAGTTTAAAAGGATTACGCATCATGAAAGAAGGTATGGGAAACAAAAATGGGAAAAAATTTATTTTGTTTCATTGGGAAAAATGTGGTCATTGTAAGAAAATGATGCCAGAATGGAATAAATTTGAAAATAACTATAATGGGGATATTAATGTTGGAAAGGTTGAAAAAGATGAAGACCCTGAGTTGATTGAAAAGATAGGCGTTAAAGGGTATCCTACTATAATGATGTTGGATGAAAATAACAATAAAATAGCAGATTACAGCGGAGAACGAAGTTCTGCTGCTTTTATGGAATTTGTAAACCAGTATTAAACTTGCGTAGATGACATCTAAACTATAAGATAATAATATAATTAAATTATTTATATTATTAGTATTAAACTATTGGTAGCAAGCATCAATATAACGGTATATTCGAACAGTTTCTAATTTATTAATGAGTTGTTTTTTTTCAAACATGTCTATTATATCCTGAATAGAATTTGATGTTTCTCTTAAGTTGTAAAAATAACAAAGTAGATCTTTATGACCCATATTAAATTTTTGACACATGTCTTGAATAAACACACTATTGTTATATTCGGTTGAATATTTTGTTAATACTTTTGTGAATCGAACATTGTCACTTGTATATGGTGTTTTATTATTACATTCCATATGATATATATGATTGTTATACAATGTTTTGATTAACGAACTCATTTCGTTGAATATCCATATTTGTTTTTGAAATGTGATGCGGTCAATATGATCTGAAAAGCAAATATTTTCTAATATTTTTAAGTAAAATTCAATATTTTCATTTGTTTTATCATTTGATAAACAGTCAATAATGTTTTCGTGAAACAACAGAGCAACACTTGTGCGATTTGTATCGTTCATTATTTTGAAATGTTCATTGATATGATAATGGTTGTTTAATAATTTTTTGGTTATTATCTTCGTATCATCGTTATAATCAACCGATTGAAACAACCGATTGATATACGTATTGTTATCAAATAGAGTTTTGACATGCTGTATATCATATATAAACTTTAATTTACGTAAATCACCTCCGATGTATTTTGTTAATATATCTATCTTGTTGGATTGAATGATTGTCTGGTCATTTAATATTTTGGATAATATTTCCTTGATTTGATTATTATTAGGGGTCTTAATTTCATAACAGTCTATTGTTTTTCTTATTTCTTTTATTTTTTTATCAATATGGTAATTACCAATACATATGATTGGGTTGAGGGTAATATCTTCCTTTTTTTGACGACGTGTTTTTTTAGGACGCATTAGTTTTATTAACGAGTTGATTCCTCCCTTATCACCACTGTTCATCCCATCAATCTCGTCCATTAAAATTGCTATTTTATTATTTTTTTTGTAATACAAGTTCATTATGTTTTTGTCTGACATGTTATGTTTTGTAATTTTATCAATAGCAGACTTGTTGCGAACATCTCCAGCATCAAACGCAATAATGTCGTAATTGTTCTTTTTCAAAATAGATGTAACAAACTGTGTCTTACCTACGCCCGGATTACCATATATATATATACCTCGTTTTGTTAATAAATCGTTTTTGTTTTCCTCGAAATAATTTAAGTACTCGACCAATTGGGTTTCTAAAATTTCTCTCCCTAAGATTTTATTTAAATTGATAGTATCCATTAGTATTACTACGTTTACTATTTTAAATCATTACATTAATAATTAATTTAATTTATCGGTTAATTTGTTTATTTTAGCGACGAGTTTTTTGTTTTAACAAATTCATTGAACGCAATAGTTCTTTTGTTTTTCCACTTTCGTATCTGTTTGCTAAGTAAATACAGAACTCTAAATATGTTTTATACATTTTGTCGTTGTAATAATATCGTTTAATAGATGTCCAACTGATATAAGATTCTGAAGAAATTAAGTAGTTAATAAAAAGATGATGGTCGTTTCGTATTAAATATCGTATATACGTGTTGTTGATTTTGTCTTGGTAAAATCTATTATTCTTTAGTAACTTACAATGATTAAAATAAGCACATACATGCATATTAAAATTAGTTTTAGACAAATAATACAAATTATGATTTGGAATATAAGAATAAATAGTTTCTATTAAACACAAAGGGAGAGAAAGTGAACAACCAAACATGTTATGATAATATTTGATATTATAACATATTATAAAGAATGGAAATTATATTATCCTATGATTGTAATTTAGTAACACGCATGTAACACTACTTTATATTAGTAACTCCATCCCATTCTACAGCACAATCTGCTGACCAAACCGTTTTATCAGAAGACCCGTCGTATATTTTGCATGCATCAGTCGTTCCACTCGCACCCATATTGAAGCCACCTGGCTTACAACTATTACTATCACGAATCCAATAATCAGGGCATTCTGATATTTCAGGAGGAAATTTTTGTGATTTCTTTAGACCCTTCATGGCTAAAGCAATAAAAAACAACATGCATGAAAATACAATTAACGCAACTATTAAAACTGTTTTTTGAAAACCCATTATGTATAAAATAATAAAATATTATATTTTATATATAAAATGAATATGAACCTAAATACTAACATGAATACCAATGCGAATACTGGACGAATAGATATTATGGGAAAAACAAATTTAGATGTATTTTCACTATACGACCAAATACCATTAAGTGAAACTACGAGTGACTTTAGAGAAGCACTCACAGGAACAACCACATCAACCATGCTATCGGTTGCTTTTTTTTCAAAAGAAAATATTAAAATAATACAAAACGCAATAAAGGCAGGTGTATATAAATTATCAAATGGTTTATTTTCTATTGGAGAACAGAACGAAGACACTCTTAAAATTATTATGCGAAGTATATTTTTACAAAACTCAAAGCATGGATGTGATGTTACTAGTCAAATTGTTGAATTAAATAAACTTGTGTGTGATTATGCCGTTCCACAAGTGTATGGTGAGGCAGATGGTTACATGAAGTATAAGCGAGACATAAGCACAATGGCAAAGCCAATTCAACGACCAATTTCTACGTATCATAATAATACTTTAGAAACCAAGCGTTTTTTTTAAATAAAATAATAAAAAATTATTAAGTTATTATTTTATTGATATTATGTTTTACTTACTTCTTACTTACCTTTTTACGTACTTTTTTCATTTTCTTACCCTTCTTCACGGAGAATTCTCCAAATAAATTTGTCTTGCGAATTACTTTATATTTTTCATATGCCTTATCCAATGAAGTCAATTCTTGAATCCACATTTGTTGAATTGTTTTCTTTTTCACGATATCTAGTTCGTTTTGTCTTTTTTCTTGTTCCTTCATCAATCGTTCAGCATTTTCTTCTTCTAGACTATCGATCGTCATTGTTCTTAAATATTTATAATCTTCATCACCATCGATAACACCGTAATTACGACTTTTCAATAAATCAATGACCTGTTGCTTCTTTTTCTTTCTTAAATCAATGATATCATCGCATTGTTCTTTAATAAACCTCGCTTTATTGCTCAATATCATAACCACCTTTTCTAAATGTTTAATTAAATATTCCTTTCGTCTAACATACCCATCTTCGCGAATTGGATAATACGATTCAACAATGTCGTATATTGTATTGTAGCGTTTCAACTGTTGATTATGATTAAACAAATGCATATTCGTAGTTTGTTTTGTAGTGATTAATTTCAATGTTTTTTCCAATAGATTGTGATGCTCGTCTACCTGCTTTGATACTAGTTTACCCAATACACTTGGATGAAACTTAACTATCAAATCCACAATAGCATCTGTACTCATATCGTTAATCCCTTTTACAATTGGTTTCTTTTTCTTTTTCTTATCGTCCATCAACGTTTCCAAGAACTCCTTATAATTGGTCGTCCACGAACCTATCGGTAACTCCGTAATACGAATACTATCTGAACTAATCACCTGATACTTACCCTTCATCATATATTTTGTCTTGTTTATTTTAATAATACTGCCCTTAAAGTTTTCATAGTAAGGTTCGATGCCAACATTAGATTCATGTGGCACTCCATTGATTTTATTTTTCATATATTGGATAATTTGTTTGGGGTTATAACATAATCCTTCGTAACTGTAACCAGTGCCAATACCTTTACCTCCATTTACCAATACCATGGGTAGAATTGGCATGTAGTAATCTGGTTCTACCATATGCCCATCGTCATTCAGGTAATTTAATAACGGCATATCTTGTTCTGGATATATGTATTTCACCAATGGATTAAGTTCAGTGTAAATATATCTTTCTGACGCAGCATCCTTACCACCTTCGAGTCTAGTTCCGAATTGTCCGTTTGGCATCAATAAATTCACATTATTTGCACCAACATAGTTTTGCGCCAATCCAACAATCGCTTTGTTTAAACTCATCTCGCCGTGATGATACCCCGAGTGTTCCGAAACATAACCTGAAAACTGAGCAACCTTAATTTCCTTGGTTAAGTTTTTCTTAAAAGCAGCGTACATAATTTTTCGAAGACTAGTTTTTAAACCATCTACTAGATTTGGAATAGACCTTTCACAATCGTATTTAGAGAAGTGTATCATTTCTTTATCGACAAAGTCTTCGTAAGGAACTTGATTTTTGTCTGTCTCCAATACATTGTCGCGATCATAATGTTCCAACCATTCCTTTCTGTCGTCAGCGCGGTCTTTGTTAAATACCTTATCAATCGCATTATCTGATGATTGACCCTGATAAGAGAATGTAATTAAACGCTTATGTTTAAAATATTCTTTAAACTCCTTACTGGTGCTAGTGCCCAACCCTTTATAATATTTGATTGTCCAACCTTTACCATTATTATGCACCTTTTTCCATTCTTGATATTTACTTTCATTGTAGAAACTAAGTTCTCGCTTTCCTTTAGTCGCCTTTAAAATAGGTGTATTCATAAATCCAATGAAATTATCCGCTTTAAACAGATCACCCCATTGACTGTGAAATAAGTTAATACACAACCCTTTAATATGACTACCATCAAGGTCTTGGTCTGTCATAAAGATAACCTTTCCATATCGTAACGTTTTCAACTCCTTTTTATCGTAACACTTATTGGTAATCAACCCCAAAATCTTTTTGATATTAGTTATTTCAACGTTATCATTGATTTTCTTTTGAGGTAAATCTTTAGTATTTAACAATTTCCCTTTTAGAGGAAATACACCGATAAAATTCCGATCTTCTTTGGTTAAACCAGACATAATACCAGACTTTGCCGAATCTCCTTCGCACAATATCAGTACACATTCTCCAGATTTAGCAGTTCCAGCGTAATTAGCATCCATCAACTTTGGCAATCCACGAATAGTTCTAACCTTTTTACCATCGAATTTCTTTGCTGCCTTATGGTCTTTGATTTCATTTAAACTAATTGCCGCCTCCATTACACCCATTTTAGCAAGTTTATCAATAAACTTGTCACTTACTTCACACTTACTTCCAAACTTGCTTACAGGAGTGTTCATGGATTCCTTAGATTGACTATCAAATGAAGGATTTTCAACGATACAGTTTAAGAATAACATCAATTGTTCTTTAATTGTATTTTCCTTTACCTTGATTTTCTTCTTCTTTTCGATGTATGTCTGCATTTTCCTTGTAATCTGCCTTAGTATATAATCAACGTGCTTCCCACCTCTAGTAGTGCTAATACCATTTACAAATGATATTTGAGTAAATTCATCTACCGGACTAAGGCATACCGCATATTCCCATCGTCCATTTTTAGAGGTTTCAAATAATCGTTTGGTTTGGTCTTTGTTTCCAATATACATATGGATATACTGCTCAAACGTACGGATTGGTAGTACATTACCATTGAATTTCACAACAACTTGTTTATCGGTTACGGCAGCGATATCATATGTTCGTTTTTTAAATAATTGAAACATGGTTGGAGTGAGTTTTTCGATACCAAATCGCTTGTAATCAGGTAACCAACTGACCTTTGTATACGGTTTGGTATAACATTTTTTTATAACAGGAGGTTGAATTACGTCTAAATTGTTTTCAAATCGCTGTGTATATTTCTTTTTTCTAATATGGTCTACTGTTTCAATCGTTCCCCATTTCGAATAAATCAATACCAACTTAAACCCAAATCCGTTTTTACCACCTACAATCTTTTTCTCAGTCTTGTCGTAGTTAGTAGATGTTCTTAGATGTCCAAATATCATTTCTGGAATCCATAAATTATATTCCGGATGTTTAGCGACATCGATTCCATTACCATCGTTTGTCATTGTAATTACTCCAGTAGTTTTATCTACCTCAATACTGATGTTTTTAACAGTGATGATATCTTTTGACTTTTTGGATCGTTCCGACATTCTTACGGCATGGTCTCTGGCGTTGACAATTCCTTCATCGAAACACTTAAATAAACCAGGAATCCACTCATAAGTATCATACTTGAAAGTGTTGTCGTCTTGTAACAACCAGTTTTTGGTTTCGTCCATATCGACCTGTCCAATATAAGTATCCGGAGCATCTAAAATATGCTCACGGTCGGTTTTCTTTTGATATTCGGTTGCTAGATTTTGTGATTGAGACATGATAAATAAGTTGTATTATTTATCATATTGTTTTAATTTTAAATCAATTTTCATCGATTATTATTAACATAATATTTTCATCGCAATTGTATTTACATACTAATCCAACGTGTTACATTCGTCGTCGGATATATCAAAATCACTATCTATATTTCCATACACAGAAGAATATATATCGTATCCTTCATTAAAGGTGGAATCGTCAGCATATATATAGTAAGCCAAGTCAGCACTTATCTTGGATTGTAAATAATAAAGAGGATTTATCCATTTTAATGCGTTCGTTATATAATTATACCACGGATAGTCGTACTCTTCATCAAAAACGTGTTTGTATTGAGTTTTTGCTTGATTTAATAGACGTTCTAATTCATTTATCTCTGATTTAGCAGTATTTATATCTTTTTTATATAATTTAAAATCAGTATATGTCGAATGTTTCATTATATGTGTCGAATATATCAATTTATATTATTATTTTATTTTATTTTCAAATAATTATATCGCAAAAAGTTTTTTCTAATTTAAGTATATAAATGGTTAAACGCGTAGGAAAAAACGACGATGGTATGTATCACATTAAGGGAGATAAATTCCCTGTACTAGTAGGTTCTCGAGCCCAAGTTATGCACAAGACTGCTTACAAGACTACTGGTGGTCTTACAAAGAAAAATCTAAAGAAAAACAAACATGGAAAGATTGTATCACGTGCTAAAAGTGCCAAAGGCCCACAGATGTTGAAGCGTCTTACTGATAAGGGTTACTTTACTCGCAAGGGTAAATTCGGTGCCATTAAGAAGAAGAAGAGAGGTAAGACCGCAAAGAAGAAGAGAGGTAAGACCGCAAAGAAGAAGAAGAGGTAATAAGGTTATGACTTTCGTACATTGAATAAAATAATTAATACATTAATTATTTTATATAAATTTATTCAATACCAGAAATCCTTTGTTACTTTATTGAATACGATAAAGTCACTAGGGATTGTATTAATGATATAATCTACAAAATATTTTTTGGTTACTATTTTAGAAACATTACCATTATTTGAAGTATATTTACAATATTTGGTATAAATAGTATTAAACGATAAATTAGTTGTGATTGGGTAATTTGAAGTAGCTCCTTGTTTCATAATAGAAATAAATGTATTTAACTCTCCTTTTTTATCCCATAATTTACAACGTGTATCGCAAATTACTTTATTGTCGTCTGTCAGTTCACAATATGTAAAATATTTAACGAGGTTTACCATCGCACTTTCATCTACTGGATAGTGATGTTCTTCAAATATTGCAATCAACTCACTAACCTCTAATTCGTCGCTTACATCAACAACTAACTCGTTATTGAAAAAATGCCTTGCGTCTTCTATTAATTGAACATCTTTATGAAATATAGACAAATACTTTTTATTTAGATGGTCATATTGAATATGAGATTTTATAGTATCATGTAATTCGGTTTTAGATAAAATTGTATCAGGAATGTATTTATCGTGTAAAAACATATGCCATAAATATTCAATGTTTTCATAATGAATCGTGCTATCTTTTTTAACATCCAATTTATTTAAACAAAACTCCTCAATAATCTCATTAATAGAATTGGTTTTTAAATACAAAATGGTAGTCGGTGATTTATGATGTTTGATATAATTTTCAGAATTTAGATAACGTTTAGAGTAATGAATACATACTACCATTAAATCAATCGCATGCTGTTTTAAAAATCCATTCCATAAACATCGTTGGTCGCCAGTATTTGATTTAATAATCCTATGATTCTTCAAATCAGTTGATGAGAAAATAGTATTGCTTAAAAATTGGTCACTTAATTCAACCGTTAACATTTGACCCAACCCTTTTTGAATAACTAATTCAAATGCTTCTATGAATTCGACTAACTGTTTATTAATACATATCTCAACATTCATGGTTTTATTTAATATAATATCACCAACAACACAGCAAAAATATTTGGCATCGTCTTTAGATTCAAAAAAATAAGTCATTAAATACTTTATAATGTTTTGAATAGTACACGACTCTGGTAAACAGTTAAACAATGTTTGATCTTTCAACTCGTTTACGATGTCCTGTAAAATATTGAATTTTAAGGAGTGAAGCAGTGGGTAATGTTCTGTTATTTCTTTATAAATATCGCTGATAAGTTTGTCTTCTTCGTATATCTTGTAATGTTTCATATCATAATGAACAAATACATCCTTTTTTTTTACATAGTAAAATATATTTTCCATACTTGACAAAAATTTATTGATAAAATAATTTTTTTCCTTTTCTACTTTCTCCAAATTATCAACATCTCTGTGTATTTTGTTTAAATGTAATTTCAACTCTGTTGTAATGTATGTATTTATTTTCTCCAATACTTGATAGTTATCGGAATACTTTTCCAATTGTGATGTAAAACTATGATTGATTTCATTTAGTAGTTTAACATTGTTTGTAGACATGCTCATAGAATATATTTATTATATTAAAAACATCACGTTTGTTTAATATTTAATCTGGTTAAATATTTAGCGATGTTAACATTTAATTTGACTACAAAATAATATATAAATTCATTAGACTGTAGTCGTTGGTTTATAGAATAGATACATTTGAGAATATTTTGTGCTTTAAACAATTTTTAATTGTCAAACGTGGTTTATCATAACATATGGTTTTCACCATAAACGACTGGATATGGTGATACATACTAATTGGAACGGTTTTATTGTATATCATTAATCCTTTTTGTAAGGTTTCTGTTAAGTATATCAATTGTTTTTTATAGATGTCTCTATTGACAACATCAAATAAATGTACGTTATTTAATAGTATATACATCAATACTCCAACACTCCATACGTCTGTTTTAGATGTAATATAGTTATCCACCATTACTTCAGGAGATACATAACCAACCGTGCCAATATGTGTTTTAAGTTGAAGTATGCTTCCTTTTTCGATTATTCTGGAAAGACCAAAGTCAATTAATTTTATTTCATTTTTATTATTTATAATTATATTTTCAAGTTTTATATCGGCATGAACGATATTATATTTTTGTAGGTGCTTTAGAGCAGACAACAATTGGTATATTATAGAGATTATGATTTTATAATTATAGTTTGATTTTAACATTTCAAATAACTCTCTTCCTCTACAATACTCCATAAATATATAATGTGGTTTTGGAGGATGAAACTTTTTCATTGGAGAGTTTTGAACATTTTCGTTTAAATGACACCCAAAATATTTTACAATATATTTATTGGGTTTATACAACGACAATACATTAATCTCTCTTTCAACAACTGACCTAGATTTTGATATTTTTTTACAAGCATATTGTATTCCATTAGACTCATATTTGTATACGATACTTGCCCCTCCTTCCCCCAACTTTTCACGAACATTTCTGGAGTTATACACTATTTCAGTGGTAGGAATTACTTTATATTTACTCATGGTCAATCCGGTTGCGTTGCTATTTGAAGAAATAATAGGTTTATTATTTGGATATATGACATTTGAAAACGTGGATGTATGTTGATTTGAACTTTTAAATCGAAATAATTTTTTACAACAATATTTAAACATATTTATTAATATAGTAATACTTTTAAATATATATCCGATATATTCAGGTATTGCTATACCGATAAATATTGTAAAATTAGGTGGTAAGTTAATAATGGATACGGTATTAACATACCGGTTGTTAATTTATTTTTTAATCAATTTTCTAAATTAAGTGCGTTTGAATATTAAATAATTTTAGTATTTAAAGATTATTAACAATTTAATATATTATGTCAGACAACACAAATGTTCTGGAAATTAAAACTATACAAATACCTCCATTTCGCACTTTAATGACCGCTTTAAAGGATATTTTGTTGGAAACAAACATCATTTTCCAGCAAGATGGTATTCGAATTGTAAATATGGATAAGTCACACACTATATTGGCGCATTTGTTTTTACAGGCGACAAAATTTGAATATTATTATTGCAAGTATCCAAAGATTGTTATTGGTGTGAACATGTTTCAATTGTTTAAACTTATTAATTCCATTGATAATGACGATACACTTACTATTTATATTGAAGAAAACGATTACAATGATGGAATTGTTGACCATCTAGGATTAAAGTTTGAAAATGGCGACATTAAGCAGTGTAAAGACCAGAAATTGCGGTTGATTGAACCGGATGATGATGATTTAGAACTACCAAAAATCAAATATTCGTCTATTCTTAATATGCCTTCCAGTGATTTCCAGAAAATAGTCAGAGATTTAAGTAATTTGTCGGATAGATTGGAAATTAAATCAGTAGGAAATGAGTTGATTTTTAGTTGTAACGGACCATTTGCTTCGTGTACATTACGTCGTTCTGAATGCGATGGTAATATGGAATTTATCCAAAAGCAAAATGATGATGAAATTATACAAGGAGAATTTTCATTAAAAAATCTTAGTTATTTTATTAAATGCACAAATCTTTGCAATAGTATTGAAATGTATCTAGAAAATAACATTCCATTGATCGTTCGGTATAGCGTTGCTTCTTTGGGAGAAATTAAATTGTGTTTAGCTCCATTGCCTTCTTTGTAACGCAATTATCGTAATCGAAATATATTGAATATGATTTATATGGGTTGTTAATTCAATGTTAAATATTTTATGATTGTTATATATAATATTTAATATGTCTGTTCCTGTCAAATATATACCGGTAAAATTAACCAAACAAGACAAAAACACTATTAAAAAAGAGTTGAAACTATCAAGGAAAGCATATAAAAAAAGCAAGTATCACACGCGGAAAATTGTAAAGTCATTTACATCAAAAAAAAGCAAACATATCATAAAGGCAGAAAAGGTATACAAATTAAATACTATAAAGCCTGGAAAAGAATTGGCAAATGCAACAGGATGTAGTATAGAAGGGTTGGAAAAAATAGTTAAAAAAGGACAAGGGGCATATTATTCAAGTGGTAGTCGTCCAAACCAAAGTGCTCATTCGTGGGGATATGCCAGGTTAGCAAGCGCTATTACCGGTGGTAAATCTGCTGCTGTCGATTATTCTATATTGAAGAACAATTGCAAACCTTCTGGAAAAGCAATAAAAATGGCAAATTTAGCAAAGAAGAAACATGGATATGGAACTCGAAAAGTTAGAAAGGTTTCAATGTCTGGTGGTAAAGGTAAAATGAAAACTCGTCGAAAACATATATCGAGTAGTGTCCCAAAAAAGAGAAATAGAGTATACTATTTTAAAGATCGACCTGATTTTTCGCCCAATCTTAGTCCAAAAGAAATGTTTGAATTGGGAAGTTTTGGAGGAACATATTGGCGACCAATCAAAAGTACGTTTTATAAAACCACATTAAAAAACTACCATAAAAAGTATCCAAACGGATGGTGGAAAAATGTTCCAGAAGAACATTTAACTAAACCATTTGACCAATACGATATTAATATCAATATGTATAAGACTCGAGTTGGTACCAGTTTACAATTTTGGGAATCCAAGGGATGGATTGACAAACAAGACCCGTATGGATGGGTTCAATGGTATTGTGAATTTTTTATGGGAAGACGTAGTAAAGACGATGATAGACAAATTAGTCGATGGAAAAAATTAACTGGTCCAAAAGGACGTTTTAGAAAATGGTTGGTTACTCAAATTATGAAAAAAGGAAGTAAAGAAGATTGGAACAATCACAAAATAAGTCCTGCTATACGACAAACCCTTCAACATTGGGGGTATCGTTTAACCAGACGTGATTTTGACAAAGAAATAAAATCGCGAAATATCTAATGTGTGTATAAAAAAATACACCTTTAATGTATATGTCTTTAGAAAATACAAATACGACAACAATGAACAATAATCCGCCAGAAGTAATATATAATGATTATAAATTCTGTGTATGGTTAATACCAGAAGATAAATATTGGTATGACATAAATAGAACAATCACACCACATATGGCTGTGAAAACACATATGAAATTATCCGATGCGATTAATTTACATAGTGCTCTTCAAAAAGATATAAATCATAAGACTTTGTTAACAATGATAGATACCAACTTTTTAATAACAAACGACGATGGAGTTGCATCATTAGAATATCCTATTTATTATTCTAATAATAATGCCACTCCTAGACCAGAGTGGTGGCCAACCCATGCTAGTATGTCATTATTATACAAATACAATGAACGGGTAAGTGAAAAAGAGAAAAAGTATATGAATAAATATGTAAATCGATGTTTTGTTAAGTTTGGAACACCATGTATTGTATCGTGTAAGGGACATCATCGTGAATGGGAATTTGTAAAAATATGATGGATTGTGTAATTGTGTTATATCATAATAAGAATAATAATATAATAATATAAATTTAATATTATTATATGACAGATGTTACGGTAATACTCAATTTTTATAACAAACCGGTTGAAATGTTGGATATGCAGATGAAGGCACTGCAAAAGCAATCCGTCGTTCCAAAATATATATGGGGGTGTTTTTTAGGTTGTAAAGACGACACGTTATTGAATGCCTTTCTAAAATGGAAAGATAAATTCCAACATTTACATTATATTGTGTCCGACTTTAATTTTAAATACATAGGCAGATATCAATTGGCCCTTACTGCTCCAACAGAGTATATTATTGTGTTGGACGATGACCGGTTTCCCAATGAAGATTTTATAAAACGAACCAGGGAAATATTGGTTAAAAAAAACTGTATTGTAGGACAATATGGGTGGATATTGGATGATATTAAAATGGATATCAATGGATTGTTTGTATTTCCAAATTGGATAATCAACATTAAACAAAAAGGAATTTCATTTAACTACAATAAAGTAAATTTATACTCCAATAATATTACAAAAGAGTGGAATGATATGAATAACGCATGTTCTGTTACAGAAGGATATATCGAAACCAATATGATTTATGAAGATACGCAAGACGATGATTTAAAAAACGATACATTATTGAACGTTGATTATTTGTGCGGTGGAATGTCGTTTCGTAAATCGACACTTTATACCCTGTTTAACTCTGAAATTATAACCACTGACACGGGGGAAGATATTATATTTTGTTTAAAAGCAAAAAAGGCAGGCATACCTGTATATTGTTTGGCACCGGAATACAATGAATATTTATTTGCGGATGACAGAAACATATCTTCTACCAGTTCTTTACGAGTCTTAAAACAAAGAACAATGATAATACGTGAAATGTTGAAATAGTTACATACATGTACAACTTAACTACATTTGTTTTGTGTTAATTAAAATGTTCGGTATTTTCATCTTTCATAAAATAATAACCATAATAACCAATTATACCTCCAATAATAGAACCAAGTGTAACCTGTTGTATGGTATGACACCTAAGGTATAATCTTGACCATAAAACGGATACTGTAAATACAAATAAAGACGATATCAAAATGTATTGGATGTATTTGGGAATTGTATTTCCATGATAATCAGTTATCATTAATATCAGAAATGTTGCTACCAACAACGCGGTCTGTGAATGTCCTGAAGGCATCCCATACGTATATTTGTGAGGTGGTTTGTTTATATCGCCGAATTGAGATGAGTTTTTGGAGTTTGACGGACGAGTTCCATATCCCAATAATGGCCATTTTGTATTTTTCATAATTGGTTTAAACACAGCATGTTTTAAAATATTGTTTAATAGTTCCCCTAAAAATATAAGCACTACTAAAAATAAATACATGTCCGATTGAGTTAAAATAAACATTGTCAATACAATGACAAATGATATTGCTGGTGAAGCGCGAAGAATGGAAATAATTATATCGAAGTTGTAAGACATTAATTATATAACGATTATATAATTAATTATAACAATAAATTAAGTAATCAAATATTTAATAATTTGATTTATGTTTTTTAAATAAACACCCATTTACCTGTAATCCACTGATAGAAATAATATCTCTTGGATTCTGAAAATCTAAGGTTTTGGTCCAAAGTTTGATTATACAAAACGATTTTTTAGGACTGATCGTAATACCATTAATATTACCCATGAAATCGGTTTTGTCAGATAAAGTTTCTCCTGTGATAGAATACGACAATTCTTTCCAAACTTGTAGGACATTTTTATTTAAAACTTTAAATGAAAAGCAACCACCATTACAATTATGAGGGTCTTCCCATACTGGATTGATATTTTTTCTCATCAAAAATAACATACAATTCTTAACCATTTTTTCAGGAATTGCGTTTGTTATACTAACTACATCTTCTACAGTTTCCAATTGTTGTAACTTTATATAACTTTTTAAGCTCCAATCAGTATTATGTGGTAAATGCGCCCATAAAACCCATTTATCAATAAGGGTATTAGGTTGAGAACTATATGATGAAGAAGCATCTTCGATGGATTGTATCAATTCCATTATAATATAATAAACACCACATAGATTTATATCGTTTTTATTAATTAATAATTTTACAAATAACGGTCCAATAAACAAAATCGATGATTCTATATAGGTTCAGTATATAATTCCTGTGAACGTTTAATGGCATAAGTATCTTTTTCCAAATAAATATATTCTGTTTCATTTATTTCAAACATATTGATAGACGCATCAATTATTTTTACAATATAGTTGCTTTCTATAGATATATTGAATTGCTGTTTCATAAACCATTTCGTGAATTTTTTATTAAATATATAATTATTATTTACCAAAAATGATGATATTAAATTAAGTGATAAATCGTATGTGATTCCATCGTAAATAAGTTCGATTTGAATAAATAATCCGTTATCTATTGGTTTAATTGGTAACAATTTATTTAAATTCAATGAAATGTCATTAAATTGTAGATACTTGTACTCATCATTCACGTATGATTTTAAAAACAATATGGGATTTTTGCTTGTTTCTATCATACTGATATTTGGAATATAGTTATGGTATGAGAGGGTGTGTTGTGTTTTATAAGGATAATATGAATATATTACTTCATTTTCATGTATATTTTGTCGCGTGGAAACATTTACACTATTATCATTGCTATTTCTATCTATATATGAATCGCCTTCGCTTTGGTCCTGTATTACAAGATTATTGTAATATTCAAGCACTTCTTCGGCACGTATAGCATAGTAATGATATGTATTCACAGTTGCAAAATAAATATTATACATGTTACTATTAAACCCATGTTGATCAAATAAATAATACAGATAAAGTAGGAATCCTCCTCCAAAAGTAAGCAATATTAACATTATGTATTAATATTATATATTAAATTTAATTAGTTTTTACTAAATTTAATATATTGGATATATTGTTATTTTTCAACCGATGTAAGTTTATATTGAGTATATTAAATTAATTTATTGTCAATTCCATCTATGTTTATTTTACTATTATGTAATTTACTTAAAAAATGTTGTTTCACTTCGGTATCCTTAATACGTGTATAAACTTCTTGAACAACTCGTTTTAAACATTTTTCATATTCAGAATTTGTTTTTTTATTGGCACATGTTTCTGCTTGTATAATAAAGTATGCAGCATTATCTGCTTCATTTAAATTATTCAGTATTTTTTCGATATGGTTAATATGTTGTTTTCTTTCCTTGTAAACTGGAGAATTTCCACTGAAAAAATTACCGATCGATTGTTTTATGGTCTGAAACCCCTGTATGTCCGAATTTGAACTTGACGATGAACGTGTATTTATGAACTTATTTGTCGCCAACATTTCTTCTTCTGTCATGCCGTTGGATTGGTTATCTTCAGCATATATGTAAACAATGTATTCTTCATCATCTAAATAATCGGAGATAGAACATTCATTATCATCCCCTTCAAACATGGATTGCGATTGTTGTTCTTTAATTTGATATACATTTGGTTTCGATTCTCCTTTTTTAATCGCTTTACACCATACCCTACCATCTTTGTTACTAGTGTAATTAATAACTATTCTATTTTCACCTTCTGAATAACTGGCATTTATTTTTGAGAGCGATGGCAACATTATATCATTTTTTTCTTTAATATCTTTTTCAGGTTTTAATTCCTCACCATCTTGAAGTATCCTTATTTTTTTTGTTTTTGGATCAATTCCAAAAAATGTTAATATATAAGATACGATAACCGACATCAAAATAAAGGGTATAAACACAATAATCCATGATACAATGCCTAAACCAGACCTACATAAGTAGTTTAATAGAATTGTAAATATAAATGCTACGGTGAATTTAACCAATGCGACATTGTAGTCTCGTTTAAATAAATCAATTGTGATTTGTGTTACTGAGAATAATAAGTAAATTAATGCTGGAGTACATAATGATTGCAACATTTTAATTATATATATACTAATAGAAAATAGCTACACTCTTATTAAATTTACCCACCACATCTTCAATATCCCCATCTTCTCCTACTCGATAAATATCGCCATTTGATGGAGAATCTGTATAAAACATTTTTCCCTTAATCATAATTTCTTCTACCTCCAATTCTTCATCTTCATCTTCTGATTCTTCAACCTCTGCTTCTTCTTCTTCTTCCTCTACTTCTTCTTCTTCTTCTTCCTCTACTTCTTCTTCTTCTTCCTCTACTTCTTCTTCTTCTTCTTCCTCTACTTCTTCTTCTTCTTCCTGTGCTTCTTCTTCCTCTTCATCTTCCTGTGCTTCTTCTTCCTCTGCTTCTTCTTCCTCTGCTTCTTCTTCCTCTTCATCTTCCTGTGCTTCTTCTACTTCTTCCTGTGCTTCTTCTACTTCTTCCTCTGCTTCTTCTTCTTCCTCTACTTCTTCTTCTTCTTCTTCTTCTTCTTCCTCTACTTCTTCTTCTTCTTCTTCTTCCTCTGCTTCTTCTTCCTCTTCATCTTCCTGTGCTTCTTCTTCCTCTACTTCTTCATCTACCTTTACTACACCGACCGTATCTCCTTGGAGAGTTTCGTTGTTTACATGTAATGTTGTGCTTCCCCATCCACGTATACCGGCTGCCGAATTAAATACATCTTCCAGACTAGGGGTTGTTTGCATTCTATGAAATGTTTTATAGTTAAATATTGCTTTTTTACATAATTTTGGATTATTTGTCATAAAAAAATTTAATTTGTTTTTTTCTTCGTCCTCGTCGTCCTCATCCTCATCATCTGAACTTCCAAACTGGTATTCTGTATCACTATGAACACTCTCCAATTCATCTTTATTCAGTTCCATGATTTCTTTTTCAATATTTGAAATAGAAGCATAATCTTGTTTATTAATATGAAATTCCTCAATTTCTAAATTAATATTGTGTTCATTTTCATTACTGATAGAAGTATGTGTTTTAGGAGTAGTCCCTTCGTTTGATAAAAATAACCGTTTATAATTTTCTCTTACCACCGCAAGTTTAGTTTCCAATTCAGCATTTTTCATTTTTAAAGAACGATTTTCATTTAGAATTTTCTGTATAAATGGTAAATTTAAAATAGCACTTTCTGTATTCATTTGATTTTCAACAACTGGCATCAACGCGTCTCTTAATTTAGAAGAAATGATATAACTGACATCCTCTACTATTTTAGAAATTTCAACAGACTTTTGCATTATAATTATTTGTTTGAAATCCGTTTAATATTATTTAATAAACTATTAATTAATATTATATGAGCAAATCATCCATCAGAGAGAGAGAGGTTGTTAATTTGGTAATGAGACAAACCGATTATACTGAAGAACAATCAAAAGAAAAACTAAAACAATGGAACAATAACTATATCAATGTTATCAAGGAATATTTAAATCCAGAGTTCCAGCAAAAGAAAAAAGAGACAAATACTAAAACCCTAAATCAGCAAATGTTAGGAGAGATACGAACATTTATGGACGATGTATACATTAAATTTGAAAAAAGAAAACGTTACAATAATTATGTAAATATTTTAAAACAATCGCATGAACAACGTCTTCAAGAAAAAAAAACAATAGATAATACTGAAGAAAAGAAGGAAGAAAATGAAATAGTTAATAAAATTAAAATAGAAGAAGTTGTTTAATTATTTTTTTTTTAAATTAATTAAACATAATGTGTCGTTGTTAAGACTAGACAGAACTGAATATGCTCTTCTTTTCTCTCTTTAGATTATTACTTTTAAGACGATAATTCGTATTTGCGATTCCCTTTGATAATAGATTATTATTAACGTCGGGCAATTCATTGTTATCTTCGTATAATTCTGGAAGTATTTTCGACATTGGTTTGTCTACAATCATAAGTAATTTATCATTGTTTAATAGTTTTCTATATTCCTGTATAGTAAGATTTCCATAATACTTGTTTAATGTGTAATATGGACATGGTGCCGGTTTAATATTTTTACCGAATATTTTTCCATATAAATCATTAATCATTGAATACCGTTCCCATAATACAGAATGATCTAGTGGTTCGTTTCTTAGAAAGGCAACCGCACATTGAGGACTACAAAAGCACCCATACACGTCATATACCTTATTTCTGATTTTAGAAGGAATATAAATGGTTGGATTATCAAATGTACAGGTACACCAAAAACAAGAAGACCGTTTGTCTGGAAGAGAATTATACCTTAATTGATATTTCAAGTTAGATAATTTTTTCCAAACCGACTTAATATTGATACCATCATCGGTCGATTCATTATTTGACTCATGTGAATTGTCTTTATTATATACTGAATTGCTATGTTCAAATGATTGTTGTTTGGGATTTGTCATTCCCATATCAATCGTCATTGATTCGTTATGATTAACTATAGAGTGTTGAATATTTTCAAATGGTAGACTTGTCAATTTTTGATTGGATATAAGTGAAAACGGGTCTGGTTGTGATATTTCTGGATTGTATTTACTATTTAACATAGAATTGGTCTTCTTATATATTTCACTTGTATTACATTTCAAATGTAGAATAATGTTTGCTTCTACTGGAACATTTAAGACATTAATATCTGGTATTTTTTTTATGATTTTACCCCCTCGTGGTTTCCTACCCCTCTTTTTCGGTACCTTAATCTCTCCTCCTTCTGGCTTCTTTTTAGGCTTTCTCCCCCGTTTCTTTTTTTTAATTGGGTCTTTATCAGTAGACATTATATGTTAATTAACAGGAAGATTATTTAAATACTTTTAACAATTACATTAAGTTATTTAAATCATAACAAAACTTTATTATGTATATTACGTTTTGTGATGAATTATGGGTTATTAATTGTATATTATTTTTTTTTCTGTTGTTATGTTATTATGTTTGCCAAAACGCAACCCGCGTTGTCTACAAATAAATACCAACTGCCTAGTCAAGTGGATGTGTCTGTTGAAAACACAGATACCGAATTTGAAAAGATTTTAGCAGAGTATTCATTAAAACGCAACAATTTCAATCCAACAACCCCTTCGCCAAATTTATTTATCAATAAACTTAAAAAAAGATTTAACTGTTACTATTCGTAATCGTCTCGTTGTCATTTTTCTCTACCAATTTGTTATCTACAAAGGATATCAAATAATTTAGCAAAAAATCACTTCTAGTATCGGTATGACATATGAATTCCATTAATTTTAATTCTTTTTTCGTTAAATTGATTTTGCGCGAATGTATTATATAAGTGAAAAAATCCAACATAAATGATTTTGTATCCATATTATGCTTTAAACACATTGTTTTCACATAATTTTCTTTCTTTTTTTTATTATTTGACCGTTTCAAATAATATATAAATGTATCCCATTTTTTATTGGTCATTACATTTACATTTAACCCGTTGTGGTCATGATTGCACTGTATAAAGTTAATCATGCTTCGTATGTCTGATTTATAAATATTTAGTATAGAACTTATATTGGTATCCGTTATACTAATGTTTTCATGAACAACTATGTTTTTTAGAAAAGCAAATATGTGTTTTTTTGGAAGTTGTGAAAAACGGAGATGAATAAACTCATTTTGCAATGCCATGTCTATTTTACTTACATAATTACATATCAAACAAAATCGGATGTTTTTGGAGTATTGTTGTATTAAGTAATGTAGTGCTTGTTGTGCGTTTTTTGTCATATAATCTACCTCGTCCAATATAACAAATTTAAGTCCTTCGGTGAAAAATGTTTTAGTATTAACAAACTGATTGATCTGATTTCGTATTACTTCAATACCTCTATCGTCGGACGCATTTAAATGTATTTTCAATGATTTGTCTTTTTGATTGTAAATGGTCTGATATTTGTCAATTAAATTTATGATAGTGGTTGTTTTACCTGTTCCGGGTGGTCCATAAAACAATAAATTAGGAAATATATTTTTAACAATAACATTTTCTAATATTGTTTTATTGGTATCATCCAGAACAATATTTTCAAATATAGTTGGTCTGTATTTTTCTACCCATGGTCGGTTATCCATTATCGATTAAATTATAATACATTTTTATATTTAAATTGAATTTATCTAAACATAAATATCAATATGTATTATTATATATACTAATCTTGACGCATTTTAAGATGGCTACTGTATTTGAAGGAGGATATTTAAAAGTAATATTGGGACCAATGTTTGCGGGGAAAACAACCAATATTATAAACGAATACAATAAATACACCGCAATGGAATATCAATGTATCGCTATTAACCACAATATTGATACGCGGTATGGAGAGGGCGTTGTTTCCAATCACAATCATATTAAGATACCATCTATAAATTCATCTACATTGTATACCATAAAACCAAAAATATCAAATTATAAGGTGTTATTTATCAATGAAGGACAATTCTTTGCGGACTTATATGAATTTGTGATGGAAATGTTAGAGTTAGACAAAATCATATTTGTATGTGGATTGGATGGAGATTTTCAGAGGAAAAAATTCGGTTCTATATTGGATATTATTCCGTTGGCAGACGAGGTTGTTAAGGTAAATGGAATATGCAATCATTGTAAAAAACGCAAGTCACTGTTCACTCATCGTATAGTTAAAGAAGGAGGTCAAATCGTTGTAGGTAATGATAATCTATATATGGCATTATGTCGTCCTTGTTACAGGTCATTGAATTAGAGACTAACGCACGCAATATCATGTATAAAATGAATAATATTTTTAATGTTTTAAAATTGTTCTTTATATTACAATTAAATTGATATAAAAATATTATTTAAAGAATAATATGAAAGGTTTCGTAATAAAGAAATATGAGTGATTTGGAGCAAGAATGGTTAAACTTTACAGAATACAATGAGCAAGTAAACAAGAGCGATGAAAATGAAGAAAAATGTTCTATAATACCAGAATGCAGTGATATTTATATATCTACCAAAACCAAAATCGGGTATTTAAATAGCACAGTTGATATATTTAATGTATTTTGGAAACTTCCTATATTGGATTATCACTTTCCTCAGGAAGGTATTATCAAAAAAACAGTAAAAACAAATTGTGAAACCGAAGAAGAAAGTAATCAATTGGATAAATTAATAGAGAATGAAATAGACATAAATAAACAAGTAGATGTTTACACTATTAATAAAAACACTAATAAAAATGAAGGAAAATACAAGGATGTTCGTAAAGTAACCATTGGGTTGTCTAAAAAAGACTTGTTGAACCATAGAAAGAAAAAGAAAAGTGCGTTTTATAACTGTTTTGCTATTATATATCGAATTTTATTCAATAATGAATTTCGAGAAGTCCATGTAAAGGTATTTAATACTGGCAAGTTAGAAATACCAGGTATTCAAGACGACAATATGATGATTTACGCATTAGAGAAATTATGTTCCTTGATGACTGAAATAACACAAATACCAGTTACGTATAACAAAACCGATATCCAAAACGTTTTGATAAATTCTAACTTTAAATGCAACTATTATATAAATAGGGATAAGTTATTCAACATATTGAAATACAAATACAATATACATAGTTTATTTGACGCATGTTCCTATCCCGGAATACAGTGTAAATATTATGAGAATAGCAATAACAATGGAATATGCACTTGTAGTACAAAGTGTGGGTTTAGAGAAAAATCAAATGTGAAAAAATCCAAGTTAAAGTGTGTCGAAGTATCGTTTATGATATTTCGCACAGGAAGTATATTAATCGTTGGGCATTGTAACGAAGACGTATTACATAAAGTGTATATGTTTGTAAAAAAAATGCTGTTGGCAGAGTTTAAAGAAATACATATACCAATTGAAAATCCACTGTATAAAACTAAAAAAAAGAAAAAGAAACTAAAAAAAAAGACAATTATGGTAAAGATAAACAAATAATATTAGTTATAATATATCAATGTAATATGGTTGCTATGATAAATCCGTTATAAATATTTTTATTTACTTATTAAATTATTAAATTATGCCAATAGTTTATTAACATATTTGTTAGGGGACGTATTGGGTTGAAGTTCTATTTTTATTAAATTATTTTTAATATTGCATTGGTTTGATGGTTTTATTTTTTGAATAAATGATTCTATTATGCTTAATATAACAGATGTATTTACATTATTTAATACTAAATGATGGAATACTTCATTGGTAGTTTCGTTTAATTCATTTATGTTGTTTTTCTTTGTATATTTATCTATAATTTTGTTTAACTTTTTGTGTATCGATATCATATTAATCTCGCTTAAAGATGTAATATCTTTAAATAATACATATTCCGTAATAAACACAAATAAATTTAATGTATCTAATATTTCATTGATAGTGTCGGTTTCTTGCTTAGTGTATTCCATATTTTTTTTATAGTCGGTGTTTATTTCAAATAACGTTTTTTTGTATACAAACAATACAGCATCTTTCGACGATAGTTGTAGAAAAGTGTTTCCTTCTTCGCCGATTTGTTCTATAAATTCGATGTAATACAGAAATGATTTGTTTAAATGTTTATGTATCATATTTACATTTCTTGTGTAAAGAAACAATATATTCATTACATTTTTAAGCATAGATATGCCTTTTTTTATTACAGATAGGGAGTATTGTTTGCTTTTCTCATTTATAATAGATTTAAATGATTTTAAATACTCAAATATTACATTTATAAACAAATTATATACCTGTTTCTTGTTTTTTTCGTCAAAAACAACGGGAAGATAGTTTTTTTTGTTTAGTATTATATCGGTGTTTTCCATATTAAATATAATATATTTTATTATATAAATATTAACTTAAAGATTTATTTTTATCTTATATAAATGGAAACAGAACAGACAAGTTCACAATCGACTACTACTACTACTGATGCGGCTACCAACTACAAACTACCATCTGGAATTACACTCCAGCATTGTGCTAAAATTGCTATTGTAGAAGACCGTCCAATCATGTTTGATTATTGGACTGCTTCTTGTGACAAAGATGTATTAATTGGAGTTCGTGAAAGTGGAGAGAAACTTTTGGTTAAAAACGAAGAAGAATATACAAGTCCAATCTCTAAAATCTACAAGGTAGAAGGAGAGTATATTATTATGACGGAAAACTCAATTTATGTTGTTTCTGCCGAAATTCCTACCAAGCGCGTGCGCTAACAAAAGTAATTAAATAAAATATTTTATGATTTGATAAAATATTTTATGATTTGAGGGCATTGTTGTTACAAATACTCTTTTAACTTTTCTCGATTTTCAGGAGATATTGTTTTTGGAAATTCCACCTTAAAGTTGATGATTAGTTTACCGGTTACATTTTCACGTGTCATACCTAAACCTGGTAAATTTGTGTTGGAATTATTGTTGATTATACAAAAATTACTTGCGGTATCAACTTTATACTTTTTACCATTTATATGATCTATATTCATTTCTAAACCTGTCAACGCTTCCTTTAAACTAATAGTTTTGTTGTATATCAAGTCTACTCCATTCCTAATAAATGGTGTATCGTTTTTAACATTGAATATTATTTTAACATCTCCTTGTTGGACTGTATTAAAATTATGCCCTTTTTCTTTTAACAAAATCATTTCATTATTGTCTATACCTTTTGGAAACTTTACATAAATGTTTTCTTTTTCCAATGTTTTTGCATTATCTACTTCAATCCAGCGATTTATGTCCAAAGGAATAACTCCTCCAGTATACGATTGTTCCAATGTAATGGTAACCCTTTGAACAATAATAGGTGGTTTACGCGGTGTTGGTTTACCATTGTAAAAAACCTTAAACTTCGCGGATGGATTATTTTGTTTGTTAATATTGTTATTCATTTGTTGATGCATGTTACTTGGAAATCCGTTTTGGAAAAACATAGACATGACATCATTCATATTGTGATGGGTAAAATTATGATTAAACCCACCGCCATTCATTGGAATGCCTCCACTCTGCTGCATATCATATATCCTTTTTTTTTCACTGTCTCGCAACGTTTGGTATGCTTCATTTATTTTTTTAAATTTTTCAGCATCTCCGGTTGGTTTATCTGGATGACACACTAATGATTTCTTTCTGAATGCTTTTTTAATTTCATCTTGTGTAGCATTTTTTGAGATACCTAAACAATCATAATAATTCATTTAATATTATATCAAAATATACTTTTATTACTTATTAAACACATAACATTTAATATTTATATATGTTGGATCTAGACAATTGTTTAATATTAAAAAAATACCAACCAAAGCGTTTCGGTGATTTTATTATAAATAAATCATACATTCAACTGTTCAATACATTTATTAATATGGATCGACTTAATATATTACTTATAGGAAATTCTGGTTGTGGAAAAACAACAAATATAGAAGCTATTATAAAAGAATACTATGATTTAGATAAAATTCCCCCGGAAAATGTGTTGTATATTAATAGTCTACAAGACCAAGGAATACAATATTACCGAAATGATGTAAAACAATTCTGTCAAACCAAGGGGTCCATCAAAAAGAAAAAGAAATTTGTTATTTTAGATAATATCGATACGGTAAACGAACAAAGTCAGCAAGTATTTCGTAATTATATGGATAAATACAGTCACAATATTTACTTTATCGCGTCTTGTACATATAAACAAAAGGTAATCGATAGTTTACAATCCAGACTAACATTAATAAAACTAAATCCTATATCAATGGAAGATTTATGTAATATATTTGAACATATTAAATCCAGAGAAGGATTGGAAATAACCAATGGTTCCAAAAAGGAACTTTTAAATATATGCGACTATTCTGTGCGAAAGTTGTTAAGTTACATTGAAAAGTTTAAACTATTAAATAAAAAGATTGATATGAAAAATGTAAAAACAATATGTAATAATATTAGTTTTTACGATTTTGAGAAGTACACGCATGCCCTGTTACGCAAAGATATTAATACATCAAAAGACATTATTTATTCACTATATCAACGAGGGTATTCGGTTATTGATATATTCGATAACTATTTTACTTACATTAAATACGATTCTAATTTGGCAGAAATACAAAAATTTAAATTGATCAAGTTGATTTGCAAATATATTTCTATTTTTCACACCACACATGAACACCAAATAGAGTTGATACTATTTACGAATAATGCTATAGATATTTTATAAGTCTCTTATTATGTTAGTAATATTAGTTAAAACTTAAATTATTTAATATGTAATTACTATATCTATGAGCCAGGTGTTTAAAAATTATTTTTCCAAAGACGTGTTGTTTGATTTTCTTGAAAGTTGTTGTGATAAAGCAGAACATAAAGATTTAAACTGTTGTTATGAATTTAATAATACATCGTATAAAAAGGCAAAATATGAAGAAAATAAACTAGACGCTTTTTATAAAAAAATAAAACCATACTACCATAATTCCAAACAGTTTTATGTTAACCGTGAAAAGACTCATAAAAATGTAATAACGGTTTTACGACAGATATGTAAATTTTTAAACATTACATATACATCTAAAATTAAGTATAGGAATTCCAGTTATTCTATTATATATTTTATTTCTGTAGAGAATACATCAGAAAGTTGCTAATATTGTTATCTGAATTAATAATTTGGTTTTTGTTTAATCGAACAAACCAATTGTATTTGGTTCGTTTCAGTAATTCATCTTTAGGTATAACAATACAATAACAATCATCACTTAGTTTAATAGGTAAACTAGACATTAGGTCATCTATTAAAATCTCCTTATTGGAATTGTCCTTGGTACCAAATAATTTGGCATCCATGACATTTATTTCGTTTTTCTTATACATATCAAACAATTTGATATCCAAATTTCCCACAAAATCCATTTCGCTAGTATTGTCCTTAGATATTTGTATTTGTGTGTATTCCAATAATTGTTTAAGGGAGGATGATTGTTTTCGTGCCCCCATTATATTTGTTGAAGGGATAAACTTCAATGTATCTGCTGATTTATTTCTAGCAAGTGTTTCTACCGCAAAAAAATCCTTATCTGTCAAAAAGGTAGTCATTAACGGTTTTAAATCTTTTAATACTATTGTACTGTTTGGTAAACATAATCCACCATAAAAGTGTAACAGTTTAATAAAAGCAAGTTGACGAACATGACTTTTGATTGGTTCGGCTAACTTGTTTAATTCAATTGTCCATGTTGGCAACAGTTTGGAAAAAGACTCATCATTAATTAGACATATTTTAAACGATTTTGAACAATGTTTCATGATACTATTGATACACATTTCAATGTATCCTTGATTAACTTCTTTGGTATTTCTAGAATTAAATGAAATCCAATTGCGAGAGTTTATTTCATTTTTTGTATGAATCCATAAAATTGGTTTATCATTATCACCTTCGTTGAGCAAATAATGTTTAATTAATTTGTTGTTGTTTTCTGTGCTATCCAAATCGTATTTTTTTAAATACCTATCATATAATACACCAATGGATGTTATTATAACAAAAGCAAAAAAATAATTCACAATTTTCATATATATAATTATTATATAAAATATAAATGGTAAAGGGAGAGAAACTTCTATCAAAACTTTAATTGTTTCAAGTTTCCCCACCACTGTTCGTTTATCCGTTTCGATTCTTCTTCTTGTTTTAATAAATCATATGCCAAATTGGTTGCTATTTCTTCGGAACTATATCGCTGTTTATTCAATAATACATTTGAATGTTCTTGTGTCAACGGGGTAACATTTTGTCTTCCTCTTGCTGATTTAATGTCTTGTACATTTTCATATTTTTCCTTATTATAATAATCTTCCTGAGTAACTGGAACCACCGTTTCAGTATGTGCTTTTTTTAAATCTTCATACGCAAGTTTGCTAAATACGCCAGAAGAGTAGTGTTCTGGTTTATTTCTATTTAAACTATATCCACCTTGGGTAGACATTTCTTCTAAATCCTTCTTTACTACCAATTCTCTACAAGCACTTTTTTTATTATGAAACAGTCTATCAAAATCGTTTAAAGAAGATGCTGATTCTTTTGTTACGTCTTCATCTGAACGAAACCATTGTTCGTAACCTGTGTTATTTTCATCTTCTTTTATTTTTACTTTATCAAACATTTTGTTAAACCAATTATTAAAATCTTTTACAGATTTACCCTTTAATCGTTGAGCAAGTAGTTTTTCGTCTTTTTTTACATTATCGTTTAAATAAGAGTATTCTACATTGTGAGCATTTTGGTGTTTCTTTTTTTTAAAGTAATATACCTTTTCCACCGTCTTATATGCTTCGTTGAAAAATATAAAATACTTATTGTCGATGTTGGATTTATCAGGATGCATTTTATACACCATTTGTTTTGCTTTCTTTAAATCTTTCTCTTCAAAGTCATACTTTAAATGAAATAAGTTCAACAAATCCGATAAATTATAATTATCTAATTCTAAATCGTGAGATGTCATATATAATTAAAATTAGTATAAAAATATAATAATTTTAATTTATTTGGATGTGTATGTATTTGTCTTAATAAAGAAGTTTTGGATGTCGGTAGGATTAGACGACGACAGTATTTCATGAATATCCCCCTCTAAATAACTTACGATGGTTGGAATAGAACGTATTTTTAAATAAGACGCAATATTACTGCCGTCATCAACGTCTACTACTACATAGTTAATTTTACTGTATTGTTTCATTAACGTATGAACAAGAGGTTCTATTTTTTTACAGGGACCACACCATTCTGCTTTAAATTTCACAATAACAACAGAGTGTTGTTTTACGTGTTGTTTTAGTTCAGCTCTAGTAGTTAAGATGGTGGTATTTTGATTCGATTGATTGGTTGGCATAGTATTGATATATATAACAGTATTTCCTTGTTTTTATTATGTATTTTTCTTAATTAATTAACAAGTTTAAATAACTGTTTGATCGTGTCTACATTTAAGTGGGGGAGATTGGGGTGCGATTCCCACATATATTTACAATAAGACCATGTTAAATTATAATCATCAGCATAAAAATTACCCAATTCCTTTAAAAGAATATAATGATACTTTGATGGCAGATAATGTAATTTTTCTTTTGGCAATACATATGCCAATTGTATGTATTCATTGATATCATTTTGAGGTGTTTTAATAGGTAATACATCATAATTCCAGTGAGGGACATATTTGTTTAAATCTTTAAGAAGTGGGGGATAATGATAGTTGTATTTCCAATTCCAATCAATTGCGTTACCACTGTAGTAATTAAATGTCCATTCCAATCCTTCTAAATAATTCATACTGATTTTCTTTATATTGTAATTACTTGGTTCACAGTTTAACAATGTATTATAATATCGATGTTCCCAATCTTTTTTGTTAACATCAATATATTCTTCCAATTCTCTATTACACATCGGTATCATATGGTATTTCATCATTTGGTCTTTGTAATTTTTACAAGGATAGGTTCGTTTTGACATTCTTTCCCGTAACGATTGTTCTCGTTGAAAATTTTCATGTTCGTGTTCTGCTAGATACTCAATTACCTTGGATAATACCGGCCATTGGATTTTATTATTGTTGAGTATTGTTTTACTAGAACGACCTAATACAGATTTATAAGCCGTCATCAATATTTCTACTCCCAATGTTCTAATATTGACAGCCGGAAAATGAGGAAGGAAATCATTGCCCAACATAAAGCAAAGAAACATGTAATCTTTTATTAAATTTGGGTCAATATTAGATTCATTTACTTTACGGATATCTTTCATATGAAAAATGATCCCGTTCGCCAATTCATTTAAATATATCATATAGTTTTCATTGGGTTCTAGAGAAGCATCTACCGATTTTATAAATTCAGGTGTTTCTCTAAACAAATACAATTGATTTGATATGTTAAGGTGGTTTATACCCAACATAATCAAGTCAGCATCTAATCCATATACTACCATTGATTTGCCTTTTAATTGACTTTTATAAGTTCTCATAAATTCAAATATTTTATGTTCCCCCTCACCCACTTCACTAGAATCACTTACGATTGTAAATGTTAAAGGAAGAGATGCCAACGGGTTTGATTTAATTCTATCCCGGGTAACCGTTGGTTTAAAATGGTGTTGAATGGAATTATTTAACTTAGTCATAAAAGGAGTTCCCGGCGTGATACTGATTTTGTCCCATGTTTCAATAAAATCGGGGTTTAATTGTTTGTTTAACTTATATTCGAGTAGTGATTTGTGACGTCTAGTCCTTTGTTGTTCCAGTTTTGCAACAGGGGCTACTCCATCAAAGGAAATAAACACTCCATTGATCGGATTCACTATATCAATATACTCTTCTATCTTACATAACGTATTTTTAATTAATTGGGCTTCATATTCATCATGTTTAGAAGAATCATAAGGTATATCCATTTTATGTAAACAGTCATATACTATTGAATTGCTATCCAAGAAAAAATAATGCACTTGTGTCTTGTGCTTTATTTTTTTAATAATATTTCTGTGGTTTTTAACAATGTAAGAAAAATAACTAGGAATGCCCATGTATTAGTATTAATCATCAAAATCTGTTTAATATATTTTAATTAACTCATAACTCATCAAAATCAAATATTTGCAATATATACAATGGCGAAAAATGTTAAAGTTAAAAAGTCTTTAAAAACAAAATCGAACAATTCGATAAATTTAAATCATTTAGAGAATGAGATTCAATATTTTGTTAAGATAATTCAGGATACTATATTGTATATCCAAAAATATAAAACCCTTAGCATTATTTCGTCAAATAATGTATACAACTCTGTTAATAACTTGACATCATTATATAATGATTTAATATCTATGAAGTCGTGTTTGGAAAAGTCAAATGTCAGTATTATTTACACCAAATTACAATCTATACGAGAAAAACTGGTTCAAATATTTAAATACAACGGCACGAAAAATGTTGAAGATATATTAAACTTATATTACGGGTCTGACTATATTAAAAAGTATTGTTTGAGTAATGGAAACAAGGAAAAGTACAACATTATCAATCGGTTTTGTCACCCAATATCATTTATTAACCTTGTATGGAAAGATCACAACAAACCCAATGATGGATTGTCCAGAAAAAATATTGCCAAAAACAAAATAGTTGAAGACCATATGATAGTTGAAAATGGTGTCACCCTTGAATGTTTTGATTTAGCACGTAGTAGTTCTCATTTCCAAACCAAGGTATATGGACTCAAAATTGGGTTTCAAAATCCCCATAAAAGAGAAACATTGATAATAAAGGCAGTGATTGATGACCTTACATACGATTGCATCGATAATAATTACATTAAACACAAAATAAAACAACTTCACACAAATAAACCGCAAGATGAAACTTATAAAAGCAACGATTTTGATAGATTTGTCGAATCCATTTCCCTGAAACAATTATTGGTGTATAACAAAGAAGAATTGTATCATAAGTACATTGGTTGTATCAATCAAAATCAGTTGTTTAAACAAAAAACGGTGTCCACTATTATAAAAGAATTTGTAAATAGTGAATTGTATAAGCAACGAACTATATTAATACAATTGTTGTTGAAACACAACGACCCTGAATTTAAATACTTGTCTTATTTGTTATATGATTTACTATCAAGCGATAGTAATGGTGATGTCGATACTCATGACCAAACATTACTTTATGATTCATTGCCGTGGAATGTTAAAAAGTTTTTCAGAGATGCTATGACAAACACAATTAAATATACCAGTAACTTAAATAATTTTAATATGAACGACATACCAATCGAACAACAAATATGCATGTTAAAGGTAAGCGATAAGGTAAAAGAAAAAGCGATGTTGAAACTAAAAGAAATTAAAGCCAAAAGCGAAGACAGCGGTAGTAAAGCAAGGCAGTTTTTAGATGGACTACTTAAAATACCGTTTGGAGTGTATTGCAAAGAAGAATTATTGGATTACATTGATACTATCAAAAAAGAGTACAATATTATTATTAAATACATACAAGAGCATGACGACATGTTTACAGTAGAAAATACAGATTCAAATATAGATATAATGAAGTCGTGTAACTATATTAAAAATAAGTATATACATACACTTAAAAATAAGAAAGTAAATCGATTGATTGAACTATATACAATTAACAAACGAGACCAATTAGTGTCTAATGTTTGCTATCTAAATGGATATTTCAAACAAAAAGATATTGCCAATAATCACATATGTCACTCTGGTAAAAAAATATCCTACATGAAGGAAGAAATTTCTAATATTATTAATCAATGGAAACATGATGAAACATTTATAGACTACATATCAAAAAAATACAAAAACTATAACACCAATATCGATATTCATAAAATTGAAAATACCATTAAAGATATAGAGCACAAATGGGACGACATTCGTGAAAATATCAATTGTGTTACATCAAAATTAGACGATGCTATTTATGGACACCGTGACGCAAAACGTCAAGTAGAACGAGTAATAGGACAATGGGTTTCAGGTAAAGAAAGTGGTTATTGTTTTGGATTTGAAGGACCGCCTGGCGTAGGCAAAACTAGTTTGGCAAGACAGGGATTGGCGGGTTGTTTGAAAAATGAAAATGGCGAAGCAAGACCATTTGCGTTTATTGCTTTAGGGGGCGCTAGTAATGGAAGCACGTTATCCGGACACAATTACACATATGTTGGTTCTACGTGGGGCAAAATAGTAGATGTGTTAATGGAAACAAAGTGCATGAATCCTATCATATTTATAGATGAATTAGACAAAATTAGTAATACAGAACATGGGCGTGAAATTATTGGCATTTTAACACATTTGGTAGATTACACACAAAATAAGTCGTTTCAAGACAAATATTTCACCGGTATCGATATTGATTTAAGCAAAGTATTGTTTATATTTTCCTACAACGACCCATCATTAATCGATAGAATATTACTGGACCGTATCCACAGGGTTAAGTTTAGTCATCTTACATTGGAAGATAAGTTAGTAATATCAAAAAAATACATTATTCCTGAATTAGAAGAAAAGTTAAACATACAAAATAATGTTATAATGACCGATGATGTATTGACCCATATAATTAATAATTATACTCGTGAGTCTGGAGTTCGAAAGTTAAAGGAAATTCTATTTGAGATTTACAGTGAAATAAATTTAGATATTTTAAATAATTATGAAAAATACTTGGGAGAGGATGAACAAAGCAATATGAACAATATAACCATTGAAGTGTTAGATAGTAAATACCTTAAGAAACGTCACAAGATAACACATAAAAAGATTCATTCAGTGAACAGTATAGGTATAATAAATGGACTGTGGGCAAATGCGTTGGGTATGGGCGGAATTATACCAATTGAGTGTAATTTTTACCCTTCTACCAACTTTATGGATTTCAAGTTGACTGGTTTACAGGGTGATGTTATGAAGGAAAGTATGAATGTAGCAAAAACGTTGGCATGGAAATTAACAAGCAAACAGCGTAAAAAAGAATTATTGGATGACTTTGAAGAAATGAAGGCATTTGGATTACATGTTCATTGTCCAGAGGGTGCTGTACCAAAAGACGGTCCTAGTGCCGGAACGGCTATTACAACTGTTTTGTATAGCAGACTAAACAATATTGAAATTCCAAATCATATTGCTATTACTGGTGAAATTGATTTACAAGGAAATGTCACGGCGATAGGAGGGTTGAATTTAAAGATATTAGGAGGAATCAGAGCAGGAGTTACAACGTTTATGTTTCCAAAAGATAATATTAAAGATTTCAACTTGTTTAAAGATCAACACAATGATAAAACAATATTTTCTAAATACAATTATATTCCAATAAACAATATCACACAAGTATTAGGTATTGTATTTAACAATGACAAGGTAGAATCGATCGGATAATATAAAGGGAGAGATAGATTGGGGTTTATATAAAAAATATTACTATTATATAAATGTCCGAAAAGATTACCTTAGATGGAAGAAAATTGTTAACAATAGGGCAAATGCCAAATTTCATACTTCTTGTTAGTCCAATTATAATTACATTTTTATTATTTTTCCTTGGTGGAGGACCTTTAAATATTGTCCCGGGACTAATATGGTTTGTTTCGCTGTTTATAATACAAGGGTTAGTTGTATTACTTAAGAAAATGAACCCTGGTAAAAAACTTTCCCGGTCCAACGAAGAGATAAGAAATGCTATGAATGCCGTATGTGGTATATTTTCCACACCGTTTGGTGAAAATATTGATTTGCAATACATGCCGTCTGAAAGAGTGGTATTTCATTTTTTCACTATTATGTATTTAGCAATACACTTAGGGTTTGCTAAAATTCCTGGCGATAAGATAATCATGCCTGTTTTATTTTTGTCTTTTATTGCATTAATCGGCATTGCTGATGTTGTGCGATTAAAACTGGCAAAATGTTTTTCGGTAAAGGATGTTGTTAGTTCTGTACTGTTTGGTCTTATTGGTGGTGTTATTGCGCTTGCTACGGCAAGTATAAATGATAATGTCATCTTTTTTAAAAATATTAATCCACAGTGTGTGATTGCCAAAAGATGTAAATAATTATAAATAGATATGTATCAATATATATCTATTTATTCGATGAATAGGGATGTTTTACTTATTTGGAAAAAGGTTGAACCATATTTCAAGAAATTCCTTGTTTAAATCTCTTAGTAACATATCGCGTTTCCATTGATTGAACTGTAAACTATAAAATTTCTTAAAAAAACATTTTCTGAAATAAATATAACCTTTTAAAGGAATAAATGATTTGTATTTAGTAAGAATACTTTTATCATATACCGGTTTGCCGACTCGAGACGATACTTCATTGTGGAAATTAAATAAAAAGTCTTGTAACTTTTCTTTTGTATTAATCATGTTGTCATGTGTTTGATTCATTTTTTGAATAGCATGAAACTTACATGTTTCGCACGGTAGATTGGTGCATATTTTTTTTATTATATTGAAACATCGTTTATAATTATTATTATAATATGTCTCATCTATCTTTTCAGCAAACCCGTGAAAAAAAAACCAAGTAGGAACCGACCATGACGCCTTTGACATATATTGTATAATCTATATAAAGATAAATTAATATCTAATTTATCATAACTTTAATAAAAATACATGTCTGCTGATTTGTTTAATAGTTTATTAAAGGAATCATTAAATGAGTGTAATGTAAAAGTAGATAGTACAATTGAAACAACCAAAACAATGCCGTCTGATACCGACATACCAGTTTGTTTGATTACGGGTGAACCATTAGTCGATAAATACATCACACTCGCTTGTAATCATCGTTTTAATTATATTCCACTCACCAATGAACGCCGCCAATGGATTGGTAATTATAAAAATGGTTCATATTGCTACGAAGAAAAAATATCCAAGAACCAACAAATGGTATGTCCTTACTGTAGATCAGTAACAAATGGTATATTACCATGGTTTAGTGAAGTAAACGGTGTAAAAACAGTTAAAACGAATTGGGTAAATTGGCCCAAGAAACATTGGTATCTTAGAAACAAATGTTTGTATAAATTTTCTTCTGGTAAAAGGAAAGGTGAATGTTGTGGTAAAGGTAGTTATAATTTATTTTGTAGCAGTCACGAAAGATTTAAGGACCGGTACGATGAAAAAGGTAACCTACTAGTCAAACCAAAAAAGGTAAAAACAAACGTATTTAGTTGTATGCATATATTGTCAAGAGGAAAACGAAAAGGTTGTTGTTGTTGTAGAAACGCAAGGGCTAGAACACAGCAAAGCACTGGTCTTATTTTATATCATTGTTCAAATCATTATAAGTACTATATGTAAGTATTTTACGTTCGCATCATCGATGCTCCAACATATAATACAAGAGCAAACAATATACCCGCCATTTTCTTTTTGATAAAGTTCCTGGAAACATTCATCCACGCTTCTTTTTGTTCTTGTGAATTGAGATGTTTAATCATGAATGTTGTTTTGGGAAGTAGGTAGTATACAATTGAAGCAGTCATCATTAAAATTATCCCACTCGCACATACTTTGGTTGTAGTGTCTTTAATTAAATATAATGTGGGAATAGAGAGAATTACCCCTGTTGCTAAACCAGTTAAATAATGTTGCAAACGTTCATTTCGAATGGATTTGTAAATAGTTCGTTGTTTTTCATCCATTAGCGCTACCATTTTTTCTAAATCACCACGATAAAACATAGTAATTCCAAAGATAGATAAATAGGCAACTAACATAAAATATAAAACAAAGCAATAACAGTTGTCAAATATGTAATTAAACATTTGTATTTGTTATATATTTAATGTAGAATTTAAAGTTTCGGATAGCAATTTGTGAATATGTCAATCGTATTAAATAACTTAATTAAACATACTTAAAAGATATAATCATATACTATATAATTTATTATGTCACAGGATATACTAATCGATAACGTGAAAAGTTGGTTGACTATAGATAATGATATCAAAAAATTACAAAAGGCCATCAAATTAAAGCGTAAAGAGAAAAAAGATTTGACGAATGATTTGATGGATATAATGAAACAACGGGATATTGATTGTATGAATACAGCACAAGGTCAATTAATTAAAACTACAAGTAAGGTTAAGGCACCACTAAGTAAGAAACATTTAATTAAAGCTATGCAAGATTACTTTAAAGACGATGGCGATAAAGTTCAAGAATTATGTAATTATATTTTAAATTCTAGAGATGTAAAGGTAAAGGAAAATATCAGAAGAAAAATGCCAAAAACGCAACAATAAAATAACAATAATAATTATATGAGAATATTTATAATTATAGCAATTGCCTTATTTAATATAATAATAGGAGCGTTTAGTAATTATTTTCCAGATTTAATTGATAAGCAACGGTTACTTCCTTACATATTATGGTTTAATGCTTTAGGGGTTTTTTCACTTATTATTCCAAACCGTTCAAATAATTACTTATTTACGGACGTGTTGATTATCGAAGATTAAATAGTCGTCGTTGTATGATGAACCTACTAGGGTAGTTAACTTGCGTTTGTAACTAATAACATTAAATTGATTTAAATATATTTAATTAATGTTAACTTAAACACCAATGGAACGACGTATTAATAAAAAGATTGAAACACATTTTGTAGACTTTAAAAGTCAGATTATCGAGAGACTTAAGGTTTGTAATGGGGATGATATAGAAAGTGATAGCGATGTGTATAAACTTGTTGAATTTATTTACAATTTCCCCAAGATTGAAATTAATACTGAAGATATCAAAAAGCGTAAGCGTGTGAAAAATATTGTACCGTTTTGTGATAAGTGTCAAGCATTAAGAGCAAATGGCATGCAATGTAGTAGAAGAAAAAAGGATGGGAATCCATTTTGTGGAACTCATATTAAGGGCACGCCACATGGTCATATTAAAAACAAACCCCCTGTAAATCCTTACACTAAGAGAACTGTTTGGATTCAAGAAATTAATGGAATATGTTATTATATAGATGGCGAAACCAACGTATACGAAAGTTCCGATATTGTTAATAATAAATCAGACCCCCGTATCATAGCAAAATATCAACAAAACGCATTCGGTGAATACTCTATTCCTTCGTTTAAATCCACAAACCCATAACTATACACATTAACTATAATTTTTATTTGTTTAATCGTATTTAAAATTATTAATAGTAAATACTATTTAAAATTATTGTTTAAAATAATGTATTAATGGATAAAGAAGGTTTGATCAACACTGGAGAATCTAAAAAAAAAGTTTCTTGGCATCCGCAACAAGAACGGATTTTGAAAAATTGGAGTGAAATCGGAAGTTCATATCGATTTTTACACGATAAGGCATTTAATAAATATGATAGGTGTAATATGTGTTTTAGTTTACCAGTTATTATACTTAGTACATTGACAGGAGTTGCTAATTTTGCGCAATCAAGTTTCCCGATTGAAACAAGACCTATTGTATCCGTTGTGATTGGTTCTCTTAATATCATAGCTGGTTTGATAACGACAATCGCGCAATTTTTAAAGGTTGCTGAAAAAATGGAAGGTCATCGTGCGGCAAGCGTTGCTTATTCTAAGTTTTCTAGAAATATATCAGTAGAATTGAGTTTACCGGTAAAGGAGCGTTTGGTAAATGGAACAGACTTTTTGTCTACACAACGTTCTGAATTGGATCGGTTGATCGAACAAAGTCCAAATATACCTGGTGATGTTGTAAAGGTATTTGATAAAACGTTTATTAAGAGAGACCCATCTGGTAACAAAATAGAAGACGATACGACCTTCTACAAACCAGAAATATTGGATATTCGTCCAGTGCAGATATACGAGAAGACAAGAGAAGAAAAGGAAGAAGAAGATAAAGCCAAAAGGGTAGAAGAAATGAAATGGAACAAAAAACTAAAGGACATGGTAATTCAAGACGATAATAAACGGCGTGGTGAAATATACAATGATGTTGTAAAGCAACTAAGAGACGCCCATGACATACAACAAAACCCGGTTTTGCCTATTAAAGACGAGACAGAACCCGACTCTATTGTAATGGAAATGAGTAATATTATGAAGGAATTAAATATGAATGAATTGAATGATTTGGGTTATGATATTGAGAACGATAAATTGGTAGATGGTTCATTCAAATCTACTGTTGATATTACTGAAGAAATCAAACAAGATAATACGACTACAATTCACACCGAATCAACTCTAATGATTGATTTATCCGATAATGATGTGTCTGGTAACAATGTTATATTGAGAAAGATCGACGTTGAATAATCAACGAATAGCATAAAGGTAATTTGTATATATTCCAATAAATCCGATTAAAAGTATAATTAATAATTTCATGTATATATTAGGCATTATGCCTAGTATAATGTCTGAAATTCCAAAGGCAAAAATATAAATGAATACTTCGCTAAATAGTATTTCAAAATGATGCATTAATATAATAGTTATTGATATTATATTAATTTTCCGTATCCGTTTCTGACGATTCTTTGACAATAACCTTCGCTACTAAAACATTTTCACTAGAAAATGGAGGGTTTCCTCCATAATAATAAAAGTACACGGCTGTTCCAACAGACAATAATCCTGTGGTAATAAGACCTATTTTACTGTATGTATTATTAAACATATATAATAGTACATGTCATTATTTATTTAATTCCTTTTCTTGACTATCTTTGTTTGAATTTTTATCTTTAAATTCAATAAAGAAATATCGGTCGTATTTCTTTTTACCAGATGCGTTATAACCCGCACTTTTACGAATAGGAGTCATTGAAAATCCGTTAATTTTAAGAAGTTGACGAATTAGGTTTAACAGTGGCCATTTTTGTCGTGTATTCATTGATTCTTGAAGAGAAGTAATACACGATGTAGAGAAACTACGTTTTATTTTTTTTATAGCCTTTTCCATCTTATCGTAAAGTTCAACATCTATAAGTTTGTCGCGCTTTATATATATATTTTCAAGAGTTTCTTCTTTTTTTCCTATAATTTCACATTCTTTTAAAAATTCAAGAATAACATTCTGAGTATTTTCCATATTATTGAAATTATACAACTTATCTTTAAATCAATATTTACAGAAAAAAAATGTCACAGAAAAAATAAATAAAAAAAGGCACCCTTAGAACGATTTTTTTACCAAAAGTTTTTTGAGATTTCAGTTTTGCACATTTTGAAAATGTCCATTTTGCAAATCTCAAAAAACTTTTGTAAAAAAAATCGTTCTAAGGGTGCCTTTTTTTCGTTTTATTTTTTTATTTATGGTTTGGTGTTGTTTTTCTTTTTTCAGTGTTTAGACTGTTTATAGTTTGAAATGTTTTGAAACCCATTTTGGGACTTTTTTTCAGAAATTTTCATGCAAAATTGCCCAAAAATAAAAAAAGGCACCCTTAGAACGATTTTTTGCAAAAAAATGAATGAAAAAATCGGAAAAAATCGGAAAAAATCGTGTTTTAAAATCAAAAACTACTCTAAAACTACTCTAAAACTACTCTGTTTTTGCAAAAAAATTAATTTCAAAATGGTTTTGTTTAACACGACATATAGATTCATTTTCATACAGAAAAAATAATTGTTACCATAAGGATTTTGGAAAATTATGCAAAACAGAGTAGTTTGTGGCAAAAAGTGGCATTTTTCGATGATTTCAAAAATTGTTTTTCTATTACGATAAGTGGTAATAAAATTGATATTTTGTTGAAAATTTGTGACGATAAGAAAATTTCAAAAGTGGCAAAAAGTGGCAAATTCTTGATTTGATTTTTGCAAAAATCGAAAATTTGGAAAAAAAGGCACCCTTAGAACGATTTTTTTTTTCTAATGGTGCCTTTTTTTCCCAAATTCTGGAAAAAAAGGCACTATAAAAATAAAATATACTTAAATATTTTTTCCTAATTAAATTTAAATGACTGATAAAAACTACTCTAAAACTACTCTAAAAAGTAGCAACCCACACAAATTGTTCTATTGTGAGATTTGTGACTATACATCGTCTAATAATTCAAACTATAATAAGCATCTCCGCACCAAGAAACATTTAGCGAATACTGGAGGTAAGAGTATAAAGTGGCAGAGAAAAACCAAAGCAAAATATTTTAACACTTGTGATTATTGTAACTATAACGCGTCTAAAAAGTATAATTGGGACAAACATATTAGGACAGCAAAACATAAGCAAAAAGTGGCAAAAAGTGGCAACGAAGTGGCAGAAGAAGTATTTGGTGAAAATGTTGTGATTGATTCTCACGTTGATGTAAATCGGGACAAATTGGAGATGTTGGCAGAACAAATGAACATTATAACATCTACACTGAACAAGGTAGTGGATAACACACATCATACTACTATTAATAATAATCAAACCACCAACAATATTTCGATTAATTTGTTTCTTGATAAATACTGTCATAATGCTCAAAGTCTTCAAGATTTCGTGGATAATGTTACATTTAAGTTAAACGACATATTGAATGAAGACAACTTGATTGAAGACTTTGTATCTAGAAAGATGTTGAAAAATCTAAGCGACATGCCCGTAACAGAGCGTCCTATCCATTGTACTGACCAAAAACGACGAAATTTCTTTGTGAAAGATAAAAATGAAGGATGGGTAAAAGATATCGCGTGTAATGAAATCAACAGTCAGATATACCACACTGTAAACCAATTACACAAACGTGCTTACTTGGATTTCTATTCAGAATACGATAAGTTAAATCCCTTACCGCATGATCCTAATACCGAAAATATAAAGTGTAAAATATCGTCTGAATTATTAAAACCACCTTCTAAGATTGACATTCATGATATTGCAAAAACATTGGACATACGTGACGCCTTGGTTAAAGTAGGAGACGATGAAATACCAGACGAATAAAAATATATTATTTAATTTATGCTATTCATATATTCGACCTTAAACTCATTCTTCTTCTATCCTCATAACTAGTATACATAACTTAATTTGGTCGTATGTTATAGACGGATTTAGTATGTCTTTTATTGGTTTAAGGAATTTTGTTCCCTTTTCCTTCACTGCCTTCTTTATAATTTCCTCTTTGTCTTCGGTTAATCCAAAGTAGTCCATATCAATATCTTCATCATCATAATGTTCAAATATGTACATAATATGGTTGGAAACGGTTTGTTTACTGATACTTAGTTGTTTTGATATCTCTCCCACATTTTTATGTTGTTTATACAAAGCATATATATCTTCTCTGTTGTTTCGTCTTCCTTTCTTTTTCACCTTTTTCACCTTTTTTCTACGTGGACTACCTTTTGGAACAAATCCATTCATCCACTTGTATTCATTCATAAATTCAACGCACCCTTCTGTCATAATAAACTCATTTGATATACCATCGATCTTCCATAAATCGTTAATAGACCTAGGGGTGTTTTTATATATATTATCGATTACACGGTCGTTTATAAACGAAGCAGGAACCATCTCATATTTTCTTGCTAATCTATTACGCAAGTCTATTAAATCAGATAGTTCTTTTTCTTTGTGTTTATAGGAATAAAATACATTTTTAATAGTAGATGTTCCGGTTTCTATTCTACCTTTGATAGGCATTGTTTCCTCAATAGACTTCTCTCCTAACCCGATCACCATGCCAAATCCTGCCTTATAACGCTTTAATACATTCTTTGATATTAAAATGTCAATCGCATCTTTAACCCAATCATCTGTCCTAGGTGGTTCCAAACAATATTTTTTATTGGTTTGTATCATATTAATCGTTTTTTTAGATCCAAAGTCATATCTTCGAGTACGACTTGCTTGTTTAAATATATTTATTATGGTTGTGGATTCTTTTGTAATATCTACCATTTCTACACTATCAATTCGTAGACAGTTGTCACACATTTTACACTTCGGTATATCTTCTACATCTTTCTCTGTTGCGAATTCTCCTGTTTTAAAATAATAATCAATCATCTGTTGCCTACACATGTTTTTCTCGTTTAAATAGTTGGACAGTATGTTTAATCCTCTAGTTTTAATATCCACTTGACTTGGGTTACCCTTTGTGATTAAATAAGATGCGGTGCTAAAATCACCATCATCGTAGTATATGGTTGCTTTGCTTATAATACCATCTCTTCCAGCACGACCAATTTCCTGATAGTAGCTTTCCAAGTCGGACGGTACGCCATAGTTAATAACATGACGTATGTCTGCCTTGTCAATTCCCATTCCAAACGAGATAGTTGCTACAATAACGGTTATATCACCGTTTATAAACTGTTCGTGACTTATATCTTTTTGTTTTTTTGGCATACCTCCATGGTAAAACGTTGTTTTTATACCTTTCTTACTTAAATCACCTGATATTTTTTCGGCAAGTTTTCTGGTAGGGACATATACAATGCTTGGTTCTTCAAATACACACTTTGAAAACTCTTTTTTTGGAAATACGGATATAGATAAGTTTGTTCTACGAGTTCCCAATAAATATTCTTTACATCCATTTACCTTTAAAAATTGGTGCATTTCTTTCAATACACGTGGAGTAGCAGTTGCGGTAACAGCAATTAAGGGAATCGTAGGAAAGTGCTCTTTTAACAATCCCAATCGCTGATAATTTGGACGGAAATCATGACTCCATTGAGATACGCAATGTGCTTCGTCTATTGCAAATAATCCAATATGGTCCATCATTAATTTAAATGCTGGAATACGACTTACTATAAACTCTGGAGTAGTGTATATAATTTTATAATTTTTATATTGAGATACCCCAACGGATGTTTCAGAATTAAGACATACAGCACTTATGTTTTTTGAGTTAAGATACATACATTGATCATTCATCAATGATATAAGAGGTGATATAACAATAGTAGTTTTTGAAGTATAAGTAGCTGGATATTGGTATAGTAAAGATTTTCCACCTCCAGTAGGTAAGACAGCAAATACATCTTTCTTATCCAATAAATCAAGAATAATATCCTTTTGATATTCACGGAATTGATTAAAACCATATAGTTCCTTTAAATGTTTATCCATCTTGTCAATAAGTTATATTGATATATAATAAACAAAATCAATTTATTTGATTAGGATAATATACGATAATTTAAAAATATAATATAATAAACAATGTCTGTGAATTTAGATATAAATGACAGCGATGACGAGTCTATACAAATTGGTATATCAAATGAAATTATAGATATTGAAAATCATGATAATGATACAGACTATATAATAAAAGATGATTTAACATTGCATAATACTATAAATGAGAATATTATTAAAACAAAAAAACAACCGTTGAGTATCTTAACAGGTGAGTTAAAACTTAAAATAGATACGATTAATCCATTGGAATTATTGGATTATGATTATGAAGAACATATTAGTTCTACAGGTGATAATTATAATAGAGTATCTTATACCGGAGTAGAGAAAAGTTTAGAAGCGTTGTATTCTAACGCAAATGAAACTTCTTCGTCCGCAATGGATATATTGGCAACATACGTTAGAGGGCAGAAACTTATTTATATGGAGGCAAAAGACTACTGTGAATCTCATTTAAATTATTATATGATGCCCGCAATTTTTTTATCAGCAACTGCGTCTGTTTTAGCCCCTGTATCGGGTGGTATATATTTAGGAACGTTATGGTTGGCCGCATTAAATGCGTTTATTTCATTTCTATTATCAATTGTAAATTACATGAAATTAGACGCAAAGGCAGAGGCACATAAAATATCAGCTCATCAATACGATAGACTACAGTCCATGTGTGAATTTTCATCAGGATATTTCTTGTTGTTTGGGGAACATGGGAGAGAAAAGATGGACAATGGCATACGTACAAAAATAACAGATATTGAGGTAAAAATTAAGGAAATAAAGGCCATAAATAAATTTTTAATACCAAGGCAGATACGTTATTATTACCCTAATATTTATAATTTAAATGTATTTTCTATTATAAAAAAGATAGAGAACTGCAGAAAAGATTATACTACGAAATTAAGAGATATAACAAACCGAATAATACACCTTAAATTTGATTATTCTAATGCGGTAACAAATAAGGATCATAACAAGGCATCTGAAAAAAAACAAAAACTCCATTTAGCCTATAAAACGAAAGAAAGTGCTTTAAGTACGATTTTATTATTAAAGTCAGCATTTTCAGTAATAGACCGTATATTTCAATTAGAAATAGAATATGCCGAAAAAATGAGAAGACGTATATGTAGTAATTGTTGTTATCCGCCTCTAATAGATCCGATAGAAGAAAACAAGTTTATAAAATATATAATAAACCCGTTTGAACAGTATAATAATTGGGTAGGATTAGACGATAGATTAAAGTCGGATAAACAATGNA